TTATTTCTTTAGGAGTACTTTACTCAATTCATTGAACACTGAAGTTTGAATTTCAGTTTCACCTCCAGTAGCTTCCTTTTCCAAATTACGCCTCTGATCAATCAAAGAATAAATCTTTTCATCAATTGTATTTCTACCTAAGAAATAATAACAATCAACATCGTTTTTCTGTCCAATTCTATGACATCTGTCTTCTGCCTGATCTGCATAACTTGAAGTCCATGGCAATTCTATTGAAAGAAATTTAGATGCTGCTGTTAATGTGTGTCCAGCATATGCTTTCTGATATGTACACACAATAATTTTAGCGTCACCTTCTTGAAACCTTATTTTATTCTCTTGAATTTCTTCATCACTATCATCACCTGTAATACTTACAACATTTTCAAAATTGTTCTTGATGAAATAGGCTGTGTCTTTGAACCAAGTAAAAACAACAAGTTTTTCACCGGAGTTCAATACATCTTCAACGAAGTTTTTTACAGCTGATAATTTTCCTTTTGCTGAAATTTGTTTGAGCTTATTAATTTGTACAAGCATTTCTGCTCTCATAGCCCTATCAATTTGTTCACTTGATAAATTCAATGTGTTCAAATAATCTTGAAAAAAGTTAAATGCATGATCATACTCTGATTGGTTATCAATGTCAACATTTACAATTTGACGGAATTTTTCAGGAAGGTCTTTTAATACTTGAAACTTCTCTCTTCTAATAAAACATAGTGATCTCAACTTAGTATTTAATTCTCGTAAGTTCATCGGTTGATCTGTACCAGAATTAAAGGATGATGATTTCATATCTGTATATGTTTTGATGAACTTATAATGTCCTCCAAACTCTTCTATTCTTCCTAATATTTCAAGGATTGAAGCTAAGTCTTTGGGCCCGGTAACAATTGGAGTTCCAGATAAACCAATCCTAACATCTTTACCTTCTGCAGCAGCTTTTGATAGTTTAAATTTTAAAGTGTTTTTATTGCGACACTCATGTATCTCATCGAATATGATACTCTTAAAAAGTTTGATCTCAGGTTTTAGGTTGACTCTCTTCACAACCTTCATTTTATATTCTTTAATCTTTTCTTTAAGTTCTCTATCCCATTTTTCTAAATCCTCCTTTGACAAGGATTGATTTTTTGAATTTTTTTGATACAGTTTGAATTCTTTCTTAAGTAGTTCTCGTTTTCTTGCTAATTGAGCTTTCTTTTTTGGAGATACTAGCATAGGCGTTAGGTATTCATCAATACTATCTAGAAATAAAGTTTTAAGTCCATCATAGTTAACTATACCAACATCAAGAATATCTAACTCTAGGTATCTATTAAGTTGCCTAAATAATTTCTTGTCTAATACATGCGCTTTTTTATTTGTCCATCCATCCCATTCTAACTTCCAATTGTATCGTAAAGACTTTGGTGATACGACTAAACATGGAAAGGCTGGTTGAACCTTTTCATGTATTCCTATAACTGCACCTATACTTTGTGGAGTTTTACCTAGTCCCATTTGATCACCAATGAGTACTTTCATATTTCTTATTGTGTAATCAACTCCACCGGTTTGAAAAGGATATAATTGCTTTTTTAGAGGAAGATTTAATTCAATGTATTCTGCTGTGTAAGATGCTTCAAGATTACCATTTATATTATGCATCATCCTTTTTGCAGAATCACCAACCCTAAAATCATATTTATCCTTTAATCGTATGAGATCACTAACAGATGTTACTGGAATTAACCATGATCTATCAGCTTGAAAAGCTGCACCAGGTATTTTTCTAATCTCATTAACTATTAGACGATCATATTGAAAGTTAACAACAAATCCATTTTCATAGTAGGATATTGTCTTGTATGAACTCTGATTGAAAAAGGTATTATTAGATTTAAAATCAGATGATATTTTGAGATCATTTATTTGAATACCTTTTACTTTATTCAATACCAAATTATGAGGTTGAAGAATCTTAATCAAAGTTCTTGCATCTGATTCTTTCCAAAAGTCTTGTTTTCTTAAACTGTGTAAGAGCCCTCTGTATTGAGCTATTGATGAAGTAGGAATTTTTTTTTCAATTAATAATTCCCTAAAAGCCATAAGAGCTTTTTTAAGCTCGGGATATTGTTCCATATGATCAAGAATTATAGTTAAGAGATGGAACAAAAATACACAAGACTATGTATTATATAGCGTAAAAGATGTATTAAAACTTACAATCGTTCCTTCAACTAAAGAAATATTAGTATCGTCAGTAAACACTTGTACTTCTCCAGATGGAAGTATTTGACATGAAGCATTTGAAACAGGAATTTCATTTGATGAACCTACAAGTTGATAAATAGTTGCTTGAATGTGAGTTCTAACACTAGATGTATATTCGGAAGGTAGAGTAAACATTGTAGCACCTAGAGTAAGAGGTCCTGTATTGTCAACTTCAATAGCTCCTTGAATATCAACTTTACCTGTTCTAAGGTCTTTTCTAAATCTGAGAAAATCAGCAGAATATACCGAGCTACTTGGTAATTTCCATCCGATATTAGGTGCAGGAGCATTTGTGTCTCCAACATTTATCCAATCACCAATTTTGGGAGAAGTGAAACTACAATGGCCTAAATAATAGTAATCTGTTGAAGTTTTAATTACCTCGAATGAACCACGCTCATCGGCAACCTCTATATTTTTTTCTCCGGGTATGTATAATTTGGAATACCCTGACGGTATTGTACCACTGTAATCATGAATTAACTTGAAATTACGGGTACCTGATCCAAATAAATCAACAATGAAATTCAATATAGTCCCAGATAATGAGTTCGAAATAAACCTAATCTCTGTGGTACTATTTATTAGTAGTAAAAGATTTGTGTTTGCTGATTGAATATCAATTGAATATTGAGATGAATTATACGTAGCGGCTAAATATGCAAAGCTTTGTAATTTAGTGAAGCTTTGTTCTTCATTTAATCTTGCAATATCACTTGGAATAGGATCATCATTGAAAAAAGGTGATTCTGGACGTGTGTAATTCACACCTGAATCATTTAAACTATTTACTCCGGAAGGAATATAAAGTTCACCTATAATAACTTGTTTAGTCGGAAACGTTAATGAAGGTGATACAGGTGAAGAAGCTGGAGTTCCATCTATAGAGTAAATTACTGTATTACCTCCTCCTTGAATTTGCTCATATTCAAATTCAACAACAACTAAATCAATTCTAGGTAAATTAGGATCAGCGGCTGAAATTTGTACTAGATGAGTATCTGATGAACGAATTATTGCCCCCTGTTTTGATCTAACAACACCTACAGTTTCAGTTGTTACATTATCTGACAATACCTGGTCCAATCCAGTAGAAGCATGATTTAATTCAAGAACCATGGAGTTAGTCATTACGGCATCAAAACCACGGTATAACCCATGGGGTAAAATCCCTAAATCTCTAAGGTTTAGACTCTCTGTAGAGTCATCATCTTGAAAATTAAAATGTTGATATATGCTCACTTTGAGGATAATTTTTTATTCAATAATCTATTGATATAAGCTAGTATTTTACCAGCCCACTTATGTCCCAATTTATCAAGGTTTTCCATCCACGATATCAGCAAGTGAATGAAAATAAAATTGAATGCCAATACATTTAATGCTGAATTAATTGATACTCCATAAATTTCAGTGTCATTGTATAGATCATATGATTTTGTGATGTGTAGCACTGAAAGATATGTTAGAAGTTTTATCATCATTCTACCAAACTTTCTACTACTTAACTGTTCTTGATTTACTTTCAAACTAACTCTTACACCGGAATAGAATTCAAGTACAATTAGCATGATAAATGCTAAAAACATTCTTGTCTCTAAACCAAAAACATCATTTAGGAATGCATCAACATATATATGTGCTAATGTTAGAGTTACAGAAAGAATACCAGCTAACTTATGATGACTCCAAAATGTTGAATACAGAAATTCTATAATACTTTCAAAACCAAATTGGTTAATGAAATTTTCAATGAAGTAGTCTTTGAAATCATCTATCAGCTTTTTCATTTTCTGTATGGTTACACAGAAATTTAATAATTATGTCAATGCTTCATACATCTCCTTATTACACCATTCAATAGCATATTGAGGATTATTATCTGCAAATGCTTTCAAGGCTATCATTTGGTTGTCTGACAACCTTTCTCCTGCCACATTTGTCAATAATAGAACTTTGTTTTCTGGTAATGTTTTCACTCCATCTGGATACCAGTCTGAGAAAGTTCTATGCTGAATATTTAACTCCTCATCAGTATACGTGGCTTGCGGTAATGTTTCAGGAACATTTGCTCCCAATACAGATGCATCTGCATGAATCGCTAGAAAAACTCCACTAAGTGAACTACTTGGAAAGGTTGAAGCAATACAAGCATCAGCGATCAGAAATAGCTGCTCCCAATAGTCATAACCTTTCATGTTGACATATTTTCTGAACACTTTTTCTGGAATTCGGAAGCCTTGGTAATCTGGATCTGCAATACTGATTTCTTCACATTCATTCGCGAACTGCTTTAAGTCAATTATCATTTGCTTAAATGGATTGGGTAAGCCGTCAATCTCATCTAAAATTGCGCGTCTGGTGGAATAGATTATAATCATAAGCTTTTCTGTTTGGTGTAATTCAACAAGCTTCGGCAGTGATGGCCAGTTGAATTCAACGCATTGGTATTTTGAATACTATTTCCTTTCACATCTTCAGTGGCCAGTTCCAGAGTTGACATATATTTTGCAGGTATTTTGGCCGTGCTATCAACAGTAAGTTGATGAATGTGAACCCATTGATCTACATTGTTTTCTGAATTACCTGCAGTTCTGAATATAATCGTGTCAAAGTGCTGAAGCGTGCGTTCATAATTTGAGAAAAATTCAGAGCCACCACCACCTCCAGCTTGAGTCGCCAGCAAATTATCAACACTCATCTCTAGCTCATACAACGTTCCTGATAGCAGCACCTTATTCAAGGTGCCAAAAAATCTACGTGTTAACGCAGATCGTGCATTTGAAGTAGATTGATGAACAGAATCATCATATAATGCCTGTAGAAATTGCGTACAATTAGCGATTGAAAACACACCATCTAGAATAGTACGCAATTCTGTTGAAGTTACACCTGTCATACCTAGTGTTACTGATGGGTAGTTGTCATCAGCCCCGTTCGGGAAGCTTGTGCCTGAAGTAGCTACACCTCCATTCAGCGAGTTGAATAGTTCTTCTATCGTAGTGATAGAATCATACGGACTATCACTTGTCGAATAATAAGATTGAAAAGCAGCTATAAAACTATCAGAAAGACTATTGTCTTGAATTTCAATTTCATGAAAAGGATCACCAGCCAATACATCTACCAATAAGTATATGCGACCGGAACCAAAACCAGAATCGATGGAGAAAAATGTAGAGCCCCCCATTTCAACATCAGATTGGGAATTCCCCATATAGATATTCAGCACATCATTAGAGTTAATAGTCACAAAACCTTGCGCGTCTCCATTAGGATCATTGACTGTATCTCCAGCTCCAGCACCATCACACTCCATATATAGTCGGTATAATATACCATTGTCAGAATAGCGAAACCTCGCTAATCTATTAGTGAGTGAATCTGCAGTAACCATAGCTACATACACATTGGAAGCGTCAACATTCAAACTCTTATCGAAAGCATAGCCGTATGTAGATGAGTAGATGAGTTGAGTCTGTGTGCTCCAAGAATTACCACTTACAGCCGCATCAAAATAACTAATAACATCATGAATAGTAGTACCAACGCCTTCACAGCACGGATACCATTCAATGAGTTCTCCGGAAGCATTGAAAACTTTAATATTGAATATTGTACCAGAAACCGTGCATGTAATTTCCCGCGCAACTAAATCGATGGTGATTTGGGCGGTGCCGGAAAAAGAAACAGAGTTCCATGTATTAGACGAATTAAAGCTAATCGTATCGCCATCGGTGAAGTCTAAGCAAAATTCATCCAATTTCAACCCAGAACTTAAAACCAATCTTACCAAATAGTCATTGGCGTTCATCGCAAATAACGAACTGCTGATTTTATTTTGAATTTCAGCAACTGAATAACTTACCGAAGGGTCTATTCCTGTTGAACGAACAGCTGGACATTCAGGAAATTGAAGTTCGCTTTCAACCGTAGATGCTAGAGCCTTAGTCGTTGCAAATGATTGGTAAGCATTCCAATGATACTCATCTTGGCGTTGCCAAATTGAAGTTGGCGCATAAGTGCCATTCACAATGGTGGCAATACTAATCGTATTAGAACTCTCAACTGTAGTAGCCGCATCACCATCGGCTACTGGATAATGAAAAGCGCCATTAATCAACAGATTAAACACCTGTAGAGACGTTGGGAATAGAACGTTCCAGGTACCATTACCATTGTTTGTAATGGTACAATTGGCAAACTCATCAATATTGTTAACTATGATTGCAATTGGCTCATAATCTACTTGCAACTCCCAAACGCCATCGCTTTCTAAACACCAACTATTCACTAGCTGTAAAGCATAGCGAATTTGCCCAATATTATTAGCAGCTCCCCCCAAAGCGTCTAAATTCATGTTCTCTAACAATGCAGGAACTTCACCAATATTATAACCTAACGAATTAAGAGAACTATAAGGAATAGCTGCATCTGTAGAGTGCCACACAGCCAATGTAATATTCACCAATGCGCCTTGGTTTAAATTACCTAGAGAGTCGTAAGCAACAAAGCCAGCACCTTCTTCACCTAGATAGATAGCTGCCAAAACACCTGAATCGTAAACATGCAATCCGTAATATAAGTCACTATCCGTTAGAACGATGTGTTTATTCACATCATCTACTTCTGTAGTTAACTCAATTGGAGGATTAGTCGCAGCTATAGGATTAGCATTTTTAACAATCGCATCAATTGCATTATATGCTAAGCTATTCGCATGCACAACTCCGCTTTCTTTTTTCCACCAACATTTTACAGTTAGTGTTCCTGTAACAAAGCTACTCACATCAATGTAAGCTCCTGTTTCGCCCTGATAACACCTCCCAGGGAACACTTCTCCAGATCGTTGTCCTACATGACTTTCAATGCGGCCATCAATAGCAGCTGTGTGCCATTTTCGGCCAAACCATTCTGCTATACCAAAGCGTGGATATGGTAGTTTTGGATATTTCATTACATATTTGAACTTGTTTGAGTAATGACATATTTCCCAACACCTACTACTGTTATTGAAAACATGTCTTTTCTTCCCTCAATAGTTGATAGAAATGGTTTAACTCCATCAGGTAAAAAATAAACAGGAATTAAATCTCCATTATCAATATCTGTATCAATATCAATAGTTGAATAATCAGAAACGACAGAATATACCCTAGTCATTTCTATATACCCATTACCATCTAAGTACTCATGTATGTACAATTCACCTTGGGAAATATTTGTTCCAGTAGAAGGGTATGGTGATGCTAAATCAAGTAAATGATTACCCCCAGATGATTGAGTAATCAAAAATTGATAAATCATTCCTACATTACCACCAGTAATAGAAAGTGAAGTAATATCTGTTTCCATACTGATTTCATAAAATTGAAATGAATCAAAATCAAGAGTTATTCCACCGGTAACATCATGTATAACACTAGTTGATTGGAATATATTCACTTTGTTATTTAGAGCTAATTGTGTAGCTGTTGATACAGGTTTATCGATATCACTGGTATTATCAACCTGGTCTAAACCAACATCATCTTTATTAAGATCAGGTTCCCAATTTGAATTTAGAATACCTGTTTTTAATCGATATTTTTTTTCTACACCGGTAATTATCTCGGTAGTTTCCATTCCTATATACCTAATAGATGATGGAATATCTTCTTTAGAACTAAACTCACAAATAGATAGGTCTCCAACTATTTCATGTGGTTGTAGAGGTACAGCTTCAACTCTACTTATTTGACCCGGGAAGTCTGCTTTAGCTATATTATTACTCATGATAATGTGATTTCATAATTTGCACTACTACCAAATGCAGATGATGGCTCATATCTGTACATCTTATATGTTACTGGATTATTACCATCAGCTCCAGTAACATCAATCAAAACTTCTGTAGCTTGGAAAACACTTGTCTGATCAACCGTTAACGTACCTTGAAACATCACAGAATCAAGTGTCTTATTAGGCGGTATAACAAAACACACACTACTATCACCGGATACAATAGCTATGTTTATGGTATTTACATTATCCCATACATTACTTGTCATTGACCTAACTTCTGTTGAATCTAATGGTGCAGCAATATTTTTCTGATACCATGTTTTGTACCTTACTTTAATACTAATAGAGTTAGTAGATATTGTACCTGCTGCTATTGGAATACCGGATGGATTACCAAGGTTGTCATTTTTCTGAGGACCAATTAAATATTCTACATCTGCCTTATATGTTATAGTTGTAGGTATTGTTTCTTTTTGGGCCAAATGAGTATAATTCAAAACAGCACTAGATTCGATGACAACTGCATTTGCCAAATAATCAATATTGTCTAATGATCCAGCATCATTTTGATTAAATGTAACAGTAAGTTCTGCGTCAAATTCTTCTCCTACTTCAACTGTAGTAGATACTCCACTCAGTACTATTGATGCTGTAGGTTGTACATATACTGCCGGAATAACAGTAGTAAGGATTGTCTTTAAAATTGTTTCTAAATTAGTGCCAATAGGAATAATATCACCATCAGAATAACCACCTATATCTTGACCTGTAACAGTAATTGAATTTTGTGTTTTAACTATTCTTCCTAAAGCAATTATGTTACTTCCTTCACGGGTAAATACAATTCCGTCAATTAGGTTTATAAACAACTCTCCTTCATAAATATCAGTAGGTATCCATGTCCCATCTGTATGATCATTACTAGATGGAATAGTCGCTGATTCACCCGAAGTAGTGGTGTATTTTTCTATTCTTCTGACGTTTTGTGCTTGCATTAATTACCAGTTTGAAGTGTTGCACTAATATTTACAGTGTTATTTCCTCCTAAATGTACAGTTGGGAAGTTTTGAAGATTTGAATTTATTCCACCAGTTTGCAGACCTGAACTTGAGAATATAAGCTCTCTAAGTTTTGCATCAATTGGTTCACAGAAATCAATTATTTTATTTACAGCTCTTTCCAGTTGAGGTGTTTTAGTAGAATAAATAATTACCGTGTAATCGCTACAACTAGCACATTTACTATCAAATCTTCGTAACGGGTTGTCTAAATTGCCAGAATCAAAACCTGAAACAATATTATGTTCTATGATATCGCATTCTAATCCCAATAGCTTAAATAGTACCTTATAGCTTTTTTTAGTTCCCTTGATGCTTATGATACTTTGGGAGTATCGTATTAGTTTTCTATTGACATCATCATCATTTGAAATTCCAATATCAATACCTTTCTCTACTTGTTTATCTATCAAGTATGAGTTTATCATTTGTTCAGGGATAATTAAGTTATCATTGAAATTGTCAATTGAATCAACTTCGTTATCATCAATTTCACCTGCTATTAACTCCTGAAATCGTTGCTCAAAACCTTTACCATCTACCGGATACAGATCCTCTACATCATCCCTGTAATCAAAAAAGCTGAATATTTTATCTTTCAATATCCCCACTATATACCTCCTGACATATTTAGAGTTATTGAAGCTGTATTTGTATTCAATACCGAAGGTTCATCCAACTCTAAACCTGTAGACACTTCATAAGTATTGAAAGTCCATGTGTTTCCAGATTGATAATTTTGAAGAATTGAAAAAGTCAAACCATGTTTTTCAACAACATCTCCAACTTGGAAAGAACCAATAAATTGGGTACCAGTAAACACTTTGAATCCTGTAGTAGAATCAAATTTGATTTTCCAAGTAGATGAAATAATACTAGAATCAATTTGAACATCCCAGCTAATATCTGGTGTACTTGAATCATAAGGTATAGGTGATGGAATAGCAATTATTTCATTAATTATGCAATAATCTACACCAGTAACACTTTCAATTAATTGGTAAATATTGCCTTGTCTTAGTACACCTCCTACCTTTCTTATTTCTGAATGGTAGTCCAGTAATGCACTAATCACATTGTTTTCAGTTGCTGTTTGATTAAAATTATTGAGTACAACTACATCAACATTGTATTGTACAATTACCTCTCCAGCAGAATAAACAACAAGTTTACTTGTATTCATTCTCTTATCATCAAAGTAGTTATATACTTCATCACGAAGTGTTTGAGATGCTATTCCACCTCCTTCAGGATAAATGTACAGTTTGAATGTTTTACCACATTTATCACCAATACCTGCTAACTCAACACCGGTATATAATTCTGCTATATCAATGTAATCTTGATCTGAAACAGCTCTATTATTGGTTCTATTTTGCTTTGGTATATTAGCTTGAATATCTGTTAAACCTTCCCTATCACCTCCGCCTGTTATTTCATAAATATTAGATACCGATATTTCAATTCCGGTTGGTAGAGTAGGGCTTGTATTTATTTTGTTAATTCTCCCTATTCCAATATTTTCACCATTGCTTACATAGTAATCAACTGTAATATCATCACCGCTTTGTGGTATTTTACCATTAATGCCGTCTCCCAACTCAACAATAATATCTCTATCAATATTTAGTGTGGACCTAAAGTGATAATCATCAGAATCAGAAAAAACAAAACTTTCAACAGTTTCGTATGGTATTGAACCAGCACTAAGACTGATAGATTGATCAACAACATTTGAAGCTATTACAAAACTTTGATTAGCAGTACCATCACTTTGTCCTATAACCTCATTTGATTTTTTGACCCATTGTTTTACTCTACAGTCTGCATATAATTCCCCCGCATAAATAATGCATGACTCAATTGTAAGTACAATTTCACCTAAATCAGATTCTAATTCAGTACCATATGGTATTGTAATATCAACAAGTGAAGATTGATTAATAAAGAATCGTACTTCTCCGGATGCTGCTGAAACTCCTTTAATTCTATAGTCATATTCCTGAGCCTTGGCCCAAGCATTCTTATAAAGTTTTTGATGAATAAGAAATGTCTCCCTTGCCTTGAAATCTATGTAATAGTTGAGGTGTTCAGCTATTCCAGACCATATTAACAACTCCTTAATTAATGAATTGCTTTCAGTATAATCTGTTACTTCCGGTAATCCTGAAGTTGGATTTGATATTTTTGATTTAAGATTTTCAAAAATCTGTTGTGCACTTCTAACTTTATAACCTACCCAACTCATTGATCTCCTTTATAAAATGGATAAATTAGTGTTCCTTGTTCTTGAGTTGATCTCAGTGTATAATTCACATAACAATCAACTTGATTTTCAGAAGAATTAACAATGTCAACTGATCTGAACCTGATTCTTTTCTCACCTGACAATGCTTCTGGAATGAAATATTTCAACAATCCATGTAACACAGCATCATTTGGTTCAAAGGCAAGTAAATGAAGATAACTTCCATACTCCCTACTCATAAACCTTGAACCTTTTGGAGTTATTAACCTACTGTATATACTTTGATTTACAGACTCCAGTCCACCAGCTAACGCAATACTTCCGTCTTCATTAAATTCTCTCGGATATAGATAACTGACTCCAAAGAAATAATCAATTCCCTTCATAAAATTTACTGGTTATTACCAATAAATTAAAGGGTTTAATCAAGCTTTACAATCTCGCTTTTGGTTGCTGAAATGGTGGTGTCTTTTTCTGTTGTGAAAGCATTACTATAAGTAGTTAATGAAGTATTCAAACTTGTGTAACCAGCATTGAGAGGATTTAGTACACCTGATGATGAAGCAGCTGATTGAGCTGCACAAAAAGTCATAATTGACGTATATATTTGAGATACTTGTGTACTAAGTAAGTTCAAAGCATCTTCATTTTTATTTCCAAGAACAGCCGGCTCATTGCCGTTACCGTGAACTATGGTTTTTTCGTCTATAGTAAAAGTTTTACCTCCCTCAATTTTTATTTGAATTATACCATCTACATCATTAACTAGAATTGAATGACCACCAGATGTTTTAATGTGATAATTAGTTTTTAATGATTCTTGAGGTGTAGATGTTTTAGTATGCCATCCATATGACCAAATAGCATGATTTACATTTCCTGCTTCAAATTCTATCCATACCATGTCACCCTTTTGTGGTAAAGCCCATGCGCCTATGTTATTTCCTGAAAACATTCCACACGGTAAACACCAATCACTTTCTGAATCTCCAAATACTGATGGACAATTTACCTTAAGTCTACCTCTTGATTCTGGATCATCTACAGATGTAACAACCCCCCTATACTTCGAGTAGTATAACCCAAAATATTCGAGTCCTCGTCTTGTGAATTCATTGAAAAATTTGATAAAATTCATTATTGTTCCACTCCATTCACATTGTATACATGTGTTTTTAATTCTTTAGATTGATCGGTATCATCTGGACCAATATTATCATTAACCGTAGTGTTTACTCTACTATTACCACTTTCTACTTTGCTACCATTTCGAGATACTGTAATCACGCTCAAATAACCACCTCCTTGTATTGTATGCCTAACAGATTTGATTCTCCAGTTTCCGGAATGTATATCTGATAAGTTTGATAATGTGATAATCTCATCTGGTTCTAAATATGGATCACCAGGAACTTCCATAGTTCCATTTTCTGAATCTAGTTCTGCATCTTTATTTGTTTTTGATACTGCTGATTTCAATTCAGATTTATCATTTCCTGATACAATGATTTTTTTTCCAACTTCAACTGCCTTATCAACTATCTTTTTTCCTTTTCCATCCACATCATAAGACATTTTGTATTTACCTGTTGAAACCTCATTTCCGGAGTCTTCACTTGATGAAGAAATAGTTTCACCAGTTGAATCATCAATATTTGAAGAGGTTACCGACACTCCTGATGAATCATCATCTGATTTTTCGTCAATTTTAAATGATACAAACCCGTCACTCTGGTATGTAAATGTTTTGATTGGTTCTTTACTGATATCTCTAGACGTAAAGAATATTTTATTGTCAACAAGCTTGAATTGAATTGCTTTTGTATCAGTTGAGGCCTTAAGAGCTAAATCACACAAAAAGCTGTAGTAATCTTTGTTACCTACACTTAGACTATCATAAACCTTTTGTGTTTCATCAATCTCAGAATCAAACCCATAATCATCTGCAATTAACTTAACAATTTGACTAATTGTCTTTTCCTTAAATACTTTAGAAGAAGTATTTTTCTTCAAGAGCGATCCATGATCTCTGCATTTTAAAGTGACTGAATTTTCACCTACGTATGAAAATGACCTTGAATCTATAACTACTCTTCTTGTTCTTGATCGTTTTCCAGATAAATAACCAAAATAGAAGGTGATCTCTTTTCCTTTTTGATAATCTTCTTTACTGAATTCATCCTTTGAAATTCCCTTTAAAGGAATACTCATCATGTTATCCTTCTCTGACGAATCATCAAAATCTATACTATCTACTAAGTCAGTAATATCAATACCTGATTCTGTTTCTATTCTGTAAAAAGGAGATGCCATTAACGTTGTATGATGATTTTTAGAATGTCTGGAATTAATATTTTCTGACCTATGTAGTCAGTCAAATCAAAAGGATTTTCAATGTCATTAACTTCAGCAATAACCCACCAATAATATTCTGATTTATCGACAAGTTCTTTGTAATAACTCCATGATATATGATCAAGTGAATCTTCTATTTTAACAGAGTGGTAACGATCATTAATACTATTTTCATATTCAATTGGCACTCGTTCCAGAATAAATTCACCATCTGGTAACTGAATCAATTCAGCGTCATAATATAGCTCATGTTGTCTGACCTTTACACTCATCTTCTAACATCTTCAAATTCTAAATTGAAATCTGTTACTAATTGTAACTGTAGTTGTACCGATGCTCTCATTGGAAGCCATCCATTACCTTGATCAAAAGCTTCCATTGATGCTTTAACTGAAGTTACTCTCCAAACTTCATATTCAAATAAATCACCCATGATTAATTTAACCTTAGGTGCTGGACTCAAGTAGCCATTATTCATAGCTAAAGACTGTAGCCATTTGACACTCTTGATTACATCTTGTCGCTTTTCATCATCAGAATAAAAGTCAAGCGATAATGGTAAGGTATCAGCCCCTCCTGTATAATGCATAAGAGCATTGTTTCTCCCTACAGGAGCAATAGATGCATAATTTGCAGTTCGATGAGGTTCAATCTTATGGGGTACAAATTGAATGAACAATCTTTCGAATGGTTCCGTTAATTCAACTAATATCAGTTCATTATTTGTAGTGTTAAACCCCATTATCCTCTAGTTACTTCTTCTTGAATCTTCTCTGTTACTTTTTTAGCGATACGATCTCCATCAAGTAAGATAGTTTGATTAACTAACCTTTCTTTAGTTATCGTACGGTCAATAAATTGCGGTTGAGTTTTTTCCGATCTTAAATTATTGTTCTCTGTAGTAGCATTCTTCAATTTTTCAATTGGACCACCTTCAGGATCTGTTGTTTTGGTAACATTAGACAACTCATTATCAGTTTCAACACCTAATGAACCGAGTATTTTATCACCAAAAGGAAGTTCTGAAACCAATTGTATCAAATTTGATTTAAGCTTACCCCAAGCTCCTTTGATTCCATTCAATAGATTATTTACAAGGTTACTGCCTGCTTCTTTAACTCCTTCACCGTTCCAAATATCAACGAAGAATTGATAAAAAGATTTAATAATGTCCCAAACGAGCTGAAACCCAATAGCGATGTTTTTAAACATAAATTTAAACCCAGACCAAACAAACATTGCTGCTTTGTATATTAGATACATCGCTAAAACAACAGATCCTATTGTAATTGTTAATGTAATAGCTATAGATAGCAATGTCAAAAACACAGGAGCTAAGAAAATCAACAAGGCAACACCAACTGCTTTACCTGCTTTCTTCCAATATTCCATTTTGGAAGTTGCTTTATCTAATGAGAATCCAAGCTTGTCAAACACATTATTTATCAAAGGTTTTAAATAAGACCATGCTTGTTTAGCAAACATTTTCACCATATCCCAAGCATCTGTGAATGTCTCTTTGATTCCTCTGAAAAAGTTCTTTATCCTTACAATCCATGTTCCAAGGTTTACAACAAAATCAAGTATACCAAGACTTTCTAATGCACTATGCATTTTGTCACTTAATGTAAATCCTTCTTCTGTTGCACTTCTCCAAATATGTTTTATACCCTCAAATACTCCTCCAACACGTTGAACAAATCCTTTAAATCCTTTTTCAGCTTTGGTATTATCTTCAAGTACTTTCTGGAATTCATTATTTGCTTTCTTGGCTGCAACAACAGCACCTCCCACAACAGCTATCACACCTACTATAGCTGCAATAAAAGGCAACAATGGAGCTAATGCTGTCCAAATTGCAACACCAAGCGCAGACATTCCAGCCGTTAAACCTCCGGTCGCAAAAGCTGCTGAAACTTCAGCCATTCCCATTGCACCAAAACCGATAGCAGCTTGAGCAGATAACATCCCCAACACTGCAACTACTGAAATCAAAGCTCCGCCAACTAATAACAAAGCTCCAAATGCAACAACTAGGTACATTACAAATCTGCCAATTGGAGTTTCAATGAATCTACCAACTAAATCAACCAGACCTGTAAACATTTTCACAACTGGCCGTAGTATAGGTTCAAGTTTACTACCTATAGTAATCATTGTAGATTCTAAAGTAGATTTGAATATTGTAACATCTCCAGCTAAATTATCAAGCATCTCTTCTGCAATACGATTTGCTGAACCAGAGCTATTTCTCAATTCTTCTACAAATGCGTTGAAATCTTTAGCCCCTTCTTTTGTAAACGCTGCAAAGCCTTTAGCTCCTCTAATACCAAAAATATCTTGCATGATATTAGTTTGAGTGACATTGCCCTCTATACCTTTTAGTCTATTTGCAAGTAGTGGAATGATATCTGTTACACGCTTTAAATTACCATTAGAATCGGTTAAATCAGACATTGTTAACCCTAATTTACCAAGAGCTTTTTGTGCCTTTTCTGAACCACCTATTTGAGTTAAGCCCAATAACATTTGATTAATTGCGGTTCCAGCCATAGAACCCTTTAAACCAATGTCACCTAACATGCCTGTCATTGCAGTTAGTTCAGACATACTAACTCCAAGTTGATTTGCTGTAGCAGTAGCGTATTTAAATGTTTCACCCATTAATGAAATGGATGTGTTTGCTCTATTGGCTCCTAAAGCCATGATATCTGCAATATCCCCTGTATCTTTTGCCTTCAACCCCATTGCAGTTAAAGTGTCTGATACAATGTCAGCAGATAAGGCTAGATCAGTATTTCCTGCAGCTGCTAAACTCAATAAACCTGGCATAGCTTGCATCTGTTCTTCTGCATCAAAACCTGCCATTGCTAGATAGGTCATACCTTGTCCAGCTTCCATTGCTGAAAACTTAGTAGCCTTACCTAACTCTATTGCCTTATTCTTAAGTTGATCAGCATATTTGGCACCTTCATGTGTTTTGGAAATTACTTCAGACATTACAGAATTAAATTCCATAGATGTCTGAGTGGCTTTGCTAAAGGGCATTAACAATGCCCCTCCTAAAGCCATAGCAGTTAATCCTGCTTTAAGACGTTTTGCATTTCGTTCCACTCGTGTAACCATTCTATCAGTTACACCTTCTAGATTTCCGAATTTGCGCATTATATTATCCGCAGTCCGGGAAAACATGTCTTTCAATGTGAATACAATTCCAGCACCAATTAAGGTTGACCCCCCTATATTTCCACCTCCAAAAACCATCTATCTTCCTGTATTCTTTCTCATCTCATTGTTCTCCCTCTCTTTTTGCTCTGTCATTCTGTTAATGTGATGCAGAATAACAGAATATGGAAGCTCCAAAACTTCGTCTAGTGAAATACCTAATCCGGAGTAATTCAAATTGAAAAAGACATCTTCTATATCCCCAAACTGCGGAAGAAAAAAGCCGGTGTACTAATCAGATTCAACTGTTGTTGAAGTGAAGGATCTGATTTACTACCTACAACAAAAGTTGTATTGATATTTGCTTCTGTTTTAAGAATATCTTTCCGAAGACCTTCTACAATATGACTTGGAATTGAATCTATCGGCAATGATGTTCTTGTTGGTCCACCTTCTGTTTCCATTAAATAAGTTGGCTTCCTCATTTTCAAAATGGTGTTAATGTTTACATCATCTGACTCCAATAATCTTCCGTTTTCTTCTTGAGTCTTCATGTTTAACAATTTCCAGTCAACATCAATGTTTTCAATATCATCACCAGAGATAGTATATACCCTCTCATATTGATCTTCTAGCATTTCTTCATAGGAATCATACACTGGAATAAACCCATTTTTAAAGACTTCTAGTTCTTGATCTTCAGATAACTTAATTGATTCATCAACTTCATTATCCTCTTTCCATTGAGCTATCATCAATGGCTTAACCCATGAGTAAGGTTGAATTGGAAAATTCTCATCGTCAATTTCAATTTCAACTTGTTCTACAACTTTACGTCCGCCCTTTACAGGGAATTCGTAATTGAAACGAAGTGTCTCTACTTCGCCTTCTTCAACTTTATCAGGATTTGAAAGTAATCCTAACCTAAATAACAAGAAGTTTACATCTTCTGATAAAAGCTTCTTAAAGAATACATTGTCAATGTGCGTTTTGTCCCCAATCCTAACAATAGAATCTTGAAGCATTTTCATAATACCCTTTTTCTTCTTATTAGAATCTGACTTTGTAATCAAAGATTGGTGTGAGCCCATCGGCTCTTTTATCTCAGCTTCAATACCACTTGGAAGTATAAATGACGCTGTTCTTGCTAATTTCTTGAATGCATTAAAGTTGCTCATGTTTATTATTTTTAAGTGTGATTAACTATAAATTACAGAAAAGCCACATCCATTTACGGACAGGGCCTCTCACACTACTAATTCGACCTAAGCTATCAAGAAAAATTTTAAACAACTCGGTAATAATCACCTACAGACCATGTCATAGTCCTGATTGTCTTTTCTGAATTCTCTTTATTTGAATTAAACTCACTTGTCTCAAGCTTTTTAATCCATATGTCTTCACATAAATATCTCTCCGTTTCAATCATTTGTGAATTGTATTGAATCAAAAACCCACTAGAAATATACACCGGTCTTAAACCTGCTATACCAGCTTCAAACATTGTCCAGATAAGTGGATCACTCCCAGTTTCTGGCACTACTGATGTCAATACAAGATCGCCAACAGTTTTACCACCAGGCACTTTCGTATTAGTACTATTTCCAGGAGTTCCATATTGCAATTCTTTATGTTCAACAACTGGCGGTTGAACTGTTTGACAATATGCTTGAATTACACCAGCAATTTCAATTCCGAATCTATAATTTGTTAAAACACTCATGACTAACTAAAAATTTATGGATTTTGAATAATTGTTGCCATAGTTCCAGAATCAGTAGGAGAGACTTCTATCCCTATATACTCTGTAGCTACAATTGGAATAAATACAAATCTAGCTCTGTATTTACCTGCATTAATTTCTGACTTAACATTGTAAGAAATATCATTTACGTCTTTTGCAAATTGATCTCCTTCCCAAAACCAAAGTTCATTTTCACCTTTAGATTGAGAGTCATTAGAATGAATCGCTCTATTGGCACATAATGTATCTGTAATGAATGGCCTTACTTCTCTGTATAATTGATTCCACATAATAGGGTCATTTGGTTCAAAAGCCATCTTCTTAGCAATACTTTCAATTACCCTTACAATAAATACACATAAGTCAACAACATTCTCTTTTGAAAGAAGAGATGTTTTATCTAATAGTGTAGTTCTGTTGCCCCAATACATAGTTTGTTTGCTATTCACAACAATAGCATTAACTCCTTTCTCATATATTTGATCAAACTGTGTCTTATTACCTTTACCTGCTAGATTAATTCTAACCCCATTATTTTTGTTTGGAATTAAACCTCTAGAATAACCTGCGCCAGAAAACCATTCTCCAAAGTCATTATCCTTTTTGGATTGAATTGCAGCAATGTCAGCAGTACCATACATTATTCGTCTGATATCGGTGTCTTCATCATCAGAAATATCCATATCAGACACCACCATCCTAACAAACTCATTGTTCAAAGGAGAATGCGCATAAGCTCCAGTACCATCGCGATAATCATTTATTTCTGAAATGCTAAGATTTAACGGAACCGGTACATGTGCTACCATATCTCCTCTATTAGTGAGGTAGATTCCTAAATCTGCTTCTCTATTCGCATTATTATCTAGGAAAAGAACAATTCTCATTGAATCTTCAACATCATCAAATGCATGCCACCCTGTTTTTGTAATATCAGATCCTTTCCAGTCAACATCAGTTACATTACTAATAGTTCTAGATCCACCTGACATAGAATATGTTCCATTTGTTAATGGTCCACCTTGAGCAGTAGTGATTTTTAATTGATTCAACTTATTGTTAAGGTCAGTTACATTTTGAGCTGTAAGCGTTCTATTCACACTCAAAATTTCTTGAGAAATAGGGCTTTCATACAAAGAGATTTTCAAATCACATTTTGATGAATCACCACTTTTAGCATCACTGACAACAATTGTAGTCCCATTATAACCCTCAGATGGAACAACTGCTTCAAATTCAATAGACTCTTCATCAATTCCTCCTGTGAAATCTTGCACTACTGTTGCTGTTAATGTACCCGTAACTACTATTGATGCATCGTAAGTGTTACCTGATGAACCGGTACCAGAAGGAGCTGTAATTGTAAACTCAGCAGAATTCACACTACCGGTAAAACCATGAGTTGCTGTATTGTCATTAACATTTTGGATTAATGCAGCAGCTGTTACTGACTCAGAATCTCCTGACAACTTAGTGTACGTTCCAATTTGTATAGCTCCATTACCATCATTTAAATCAACACTCAATGTTACAGAATCTCCAGCTGTACCCATAGCTGTTATTTCTCCTGGTGTGGTTGCTAATACCTCAGCTGTTGTTAGTACTTTTCCAGTAGCCTTAACTCCTTCTATAGAGGTGATATCATCAATGTCATCAAAATGATAAACTGGTGTAATTCTTAATGTTGCTCCTCCTTGAATTGCTCTTTTAGCATATTTAGCGAAGTCATCACCTTCAACATACCCTCCAAGCTCTGCTTTGTATTCAGCCCATGAACCTATTAAGTAGTTCTTGCCGGGTTCGCCTCGGCTTGTAATTCCTTGAGTACAAATAATACCCTTAAGAATGTTTGCTTGTATTTGAGACAGGTCTACAATCTGCATGTAAGTACCTGGTGCACCTGCAAGATTTTGTTTTGCCATGGTTTACTTTTGATTTTTATTAATACCGTGACAATAATTTACCTAATCTTCTATTGAATCTACTTGAGGATCTGTTGATAATTTGAAATCAGAAGTAACAGCAACATCATCTCTTATTAGAACATTTCCAATGATGTCAACATCTTTTACCCTATACTGAGAACCTTTTTCAATGAAGCTAACATCACTTACGTTGTATGGGTTTTCTCTAATGCATTCAAGATGTTGTTCTAAATACACATCACTATCCATATCGTAAGGTTTAACAATTTGAGATTTAAACAAATCAATTAATAATTCATCTATGAAGTAACTTATAGTTGTACTGTATGTCTCAAATCTAACATCTATTAACACATCATAAACTCCATTTGGTGTCTTGTATTTCTCGTAGTGATAATCCTCACTAGAATCTTCTATTTTAGTAAATAGGTAATCAGATAGACGTCCATTATCTGCAGATTCTAAATCTTTATAGGAAATAAAAATTGTATTCTGTTTTACCTTACCTCTTTCAGTGTGATGAGAATCATTCACTATGTAAATTAATTCACCATTTTCACGTAATGTGTCCAATTCTGTTTTGTAGCCAACAGGATTTGAAGGAAGGTATGATTTAACATCTGGCAATCTACCTAATTCAACCAACTTCAACCTAATTGTCTCATATAACCCATCAATTACCTGTTTAACTGAAACTCTCATAGCTTTATCCCGTATTTACGCTCCATTTCCATCTTAAGATATTTATGGAATAACCCATCTTTTTCTATTCTTCTTATTAAGTGCTTGTAAACTGGCTCTATAAAAGGTCTTGCAGGTATGTTTCTAACCTTTGACCCTTTTTCCATAATTGCAGCGATGTTCGCTAACTTTTCTCCTTCATCATTCTCTGCATTTCTTTTAACACCTATGTAAGCATTACTATTGGCTGAAAATCCTTTAATGGAAAGCAACATTGATGAGGTTCTGATTAACATCTTATCAGACTTACCTTGCCTCAATTTACCCTGTTTATATTTTGTACTTAAAGCTGGCCATGAAGTAGGTTGTTTACGTATATACCTTTTCATCAGTGATTCCCCTTTCAATGCCAGAGAAGAAAAACCCGGATCCGCACTTAATTTCATTGTGCTTTTAAGTGTAGTACTTAAAAGCTTTGCTTTGGCCCAATCTCCACTTTTACCAACACTAAGCATCGATTAACTTTTGAAAATAAATTTTAATCAACGCGTATGTATCTCCAGTGTGCCCAACAGGAATAATAGATAGTATTTGACAAATCCTACTATCTACAGTTATTTTTGAGTTACCCTCATCAATGATGAATTTTGCACCATCTTCAACTAAACCATTATCTTTAAACTTGGCATAATCAATAAGGCAATAACCATCATAATCGTCAATCTTACCTTTCTTGTCAATCTTTGATTTACCGGTATCAGAGCTATTTTCCCACTTAATAACTGCTGGCAAGGTCACGTTTAAATCGTTAGTATTATCCCTACCATCCCTTGAGAATTGCGCAACAGTTGAATACTCTATATGTACATCTCTTTTAGCAAAAGAATCCATAACATCTCCAACACTACTAAGTATGTCATTGAATACACTATCACCGAATAATTCAGCCATTAGTTGAAAGTATTAAACATGAATATTCCTCCTGTTGTATCTTGAGTAGAACACATAGGAAGTGATATATTTAAAACTGTAGCAGTTTGGCAAATTGATTTTGATAGTCTTGATACTATCTTAGATGCTTCTTCTGTTAAATTAACACCTGTTTTGAAGAATTCATATTCCACCTCAACTACGTCAGCTTTAGCTTTCTTAACACCTTTTGCACCGGTAGTTGTTTCACCATTAATACCGCCAGTATTTTCTAATATCTTGCGGTTAACAAGTTCATAGGATGTTAATTCAGAAATAAAAGAAATCTGAAGATTAGAATAGCTTGATTCATCATAAGGATCATCTAAATCAAGTTGACTCTCAATGAGACTTATTGATTTGGTCTTAAATACTTCGATTAGATCATCAGTCTCTGTACTATTAACTAGAAATGGTAATGTTGAATATACTAGATTATTTACATCAAATGTTGTTGCCATTGTAATATTAAGTGAGTGTTTCACTTAATATACACAACTAACAGATAGAGCAGTCCCAATCTATAACATCGTTAAATCTTCTTTTCTCACCTTTAACAATGATATCATTACCATTATCAAATACGCGAACAATGTAGGTGTAAGATGTAGGACCAAACTCCTTACCTAATTTAGATTCTGGTTCAGCATTCATGATGTATTGTCTTATAACAGAATCTCCCAACTCTTTTGCAGATTCTTTCGATAAATCTTCAGATGTATAAGCATCGATATAAATGTTATTTCCGGAAACTGAATTAATTCTAACATTTGTCAACCCTTGAAAACCTCCTAAAGTTAAATTCACTTCTTGGTTCAATTCTAACTCATTTATCACAACATCATTTTCTCCGGTTAATACGCAGGATGTTATTGTCAACAGAGATAATACTAACGTTATTAGGATATATATTTTCATGGTTTGTTTTTGTATCAGTTATTGTACCAAATATAAAAAGCCGCTCAAAATGAACGGCTTTTATTACACACAAATGACACCTTTAGAGAGATTAGGTGACAAATTTTTATTAACTATCACTTTTTTCAAGTGAAAATGAATCTGCTAGTTTTTCAAATAATGAAGGATCTGAATAAACCTTTTTAGCGGCTTCTTCTTCTGTTCTACCAAGGTTGAGGTCATCTAATTTGATCCACCCACCTTTTTCAGATTTCAAAGTACCAGACTCAAGTCCTTTTTTGACAAGTTTGATAAATGAAGTAAGATCAACTTCTTTTTCAACTTCCACCTCCTTAACAATAGTATTTGAAGAAGATGTTTCTGAATCAACAGGTTTTCCTGCATTAGCTTTTTTAGCCTTTTCAAAATCAGCTTTATCTGTTTTGTCCAGTCTACCTTTTTTTAAAGCTTTTTTAATTAAATCGGTTTCTTCAACTTCAACCACATTGTTACCGGCAACTTTAACACCACCTTCATAATACATATGTGAATTAGCCGCGTTTTTTACATAAATTTTAGCCATAACTCAATTAATTGATAGTTTTAAATTGTTGGTTAATTCTGGAATCAACATCCATGTAGTCAGGAAACCCATTAGATGCATAAGCAAGAGATCCATCGATAATCAATCTTCCATCTCTATTGATAATGCCATAACCTAGATAATCACTAACAAACATCTCATCTTCTTGTGTTTGTGGATTTCTACGTTTTTCCATTTTCATGCCGATCCATTTAAACTTAGACATAGCAGTTGCCTTATTGAGCAACATGATTTGATCTTCTGGCATTAAAAACAAATCGTTTTCAAATTTCGGAAGTTTCTTTGTGATGCTGTTCATCAATGCGAGTACTGCAACGCCATCAAAACCTTTAAACTCGTCCAATAAATTTATATCAATGGAATCTTGTTCATTGGTAATCAATCTACCCGGTTCTTTTTTAAGACGTCTCATACGAGAAACGGCAGTAATCAAATCAACATACGCAATGTTGTTTGTTGTATTTTCAACTCCAATCACTGGTGCACTTTCTGAACCGTCTTCTTGCTCACCATTGATAAGAATATTGATTGCTTCAACATCAGCAGCAATAGACATATCATTTCCAAGTTCTCTTAATGATTGATTCATCATGTCAATTCTACTTGAAGCAACCAACTCATCAGTTATCTTATAACCAATACCTATTTTGAAAGTAGATGCTGATTTAAGGCCAAATTGCAATGAACCAAATGGGATACTTTCAGCTTCACCAATTCTTCTAGGTGTCATGTTACCACGTTTGATTTGTGGCATTTTAACATCCTTTTGAGTCAATTGAATGGTATTGGCAATCCAGTTTTGATTTAAACTTGAATGTTCATAACCAATACGAATGGCCTCCATGAATAACTCAGGGATAATAAATCTGTATTCTGATGGTACTTCCGAGGTATCACTTGCCAAAGCGATACTAGAATTGGAAATCAACAAGTTTTCAAGACTTGATTCTGTTAAGTTATCATGTCCTAGTTGTCTTGCTGCCTGGTTCAAAGTCATTGCATTCGTGTAAATGCCGATTGATTTAAGATATTGATTTACACTATCAAAACCATATCGATTCTTAACAGCAACTGACAATGAAACATCATCTGCAGGTACTTGATTACCTTTTGAATCTACTGCTTTTCCTGACCTAGTCAAATGCACTAATCTACTCAAGTCTTCCATATCTTTTTCAACGATATCTCTAACTTCTGTAGGCTTCATACTACCCATTGATCCAGCAGCAACTTTACGGTTGTGCTCGAACACCTTCTTCAACTTCTCCTTCTCTACTCTAGGCATTTTTATTCAATTTTTAAGTTATTAAGCAGATGGAGTAGTATGGAAAGAATCCAAAATACCCACCAATATTTCACTATCGGCTGCACCACCTTTGATTGTAATTGCACAATAATTTACTGAGGCACCAGCTGCCACATACTCCGGTCTACCTGATGAATCTACAGTGCCATTAGGAACTACTGCTACACCATAATTAAGAGCATTTGTTTTTGCTACACCGGTAACTGATACGGTGAAAAATGTTCTAACTGTAACCTTTTCACCATCTTCCGCACCAACTATAACTACGCCTAACGGTATTGTAGAACCGTCCGTCCGTTTATCCACTCCACCAGCAGACTTTAAATAAACTTCTTGGCCTTTAACTAAATCACCTCCACTATCATTAGTGAATCCAAGTTGTAACGCGTCATGTTTTTGATCTTGGAATACTGTAACTGACGCATTATGAATAGATCCTGTCATTTTATTAAGTTTTTTGGTTTACAAATGATAATCTCCTAAATAAGTTGCTTGATACTGGTCGGATTGTTCATCACCAGAACCATTTCCACCTTCAGGAGTTGATTGACGGAATGAATGACTACCGTCTTCTTCAATTTTAATACTAAACTCTTCTGCTGCTTTTCCTCCATATTGTTTCAAAAGGGAAACAACTTCAACAGGAGTTGACTTATTGATCAACTTAATAATTTCAGGATCCTCTTTACCTTCTCCAACAGACACCTTGTAAAGCCTCTCACATTCTTTCTTATTTGAATCAACAAGCTTTGAACCGTAGTTAGCTTTATCTATAAGCTCTTGTGCAGTAGTTTTAGTGAAAGGAAGTGATTTACCTTCTGCATCTTTTTCAGTTAGCACTTCGATAATTTCAGATTTATCTTTATTATCTTTTTCTAATGCTTCAATTCTAGCATTAACACCTTCGATTGCAGTTTTCAAAGATTCCATTCCGGTGATATTGGAATCAATCCCTTTAATCTCAGGAAGGCTTGAAAATGATGTTTTCTTAATAAACGAATACTTTTTAAGCACATCAGGTGTAATTTCATCTTGTGGAACACCTGTTAGTTTTGATAGTAATTCTAAAATTTCTTTTTCCATTACACTGATATTTTGATCGCTACTTTTAAATGGTTCTATTGGCGTCTTTGTATTTTTTGACAACCCTTCTACATTTAAGTTATGTGAAATATGACTTGTCCAGCTTTCCTTTTCAAGTGAAACAAAGTAATGGCCTGATTTTTCGTACAACTCTCTTGTTGAATCAGTTTCGAAAGCTTCTGGATTAACTACAGAAGGCCAATCGATATTGAATAGATCATCACCGATTTTAATTTTAGCATATGGATCAGCTCCTAAGTAGACAAAAGATGATTCTATATAATCAATGATCTTAGTAGCTATTCTACGGACCATTTTCCCTTTAACAATCTTTCCTACATGCCTGTCAAATTCAAACCAATCATAGTCACCTTCAGCGTTTTTGAATTCGTGCGATGGCTCCCATTCATAGATTACAGTTACAGACACGCTTTGAATATGAGGAACTGGCCATGCTAAAAGCTTTCTACATAAATCAGTGTGCAACTTAGAATCAATAATAGCTGGAGCTTCAAGCCCCCCAGGAATAACCTTATCAACTTCTTTCTTAGAAGGCACCCAAACAACATCACCAACTAATCCAACATTGTTACCAATTTCAATTGCATGGTTAACATACATTGGTTTATGCTTCAATAATGATGCAGATTTCTTAAGGATCTTTTCCGGAAACTCCGTTGATCTCCATGTACCTCCAGCCACAATGCCGGCAGATAAATGACGAATAGGAATTTTCACATAGTCATCTTCTGTTGGAATAGCTAAATCTTTACCATCCTTATTGACTTTGTTTTGACGATAATCCTCATTATCCCAACTGAATGATGGTTTGAAATTTTTATCATTTCCTGATTCACCAACCTTTACATACCTACTAGGAGGAGCAAATAAGGTCAGCTTAGATATTTTTGTCGGCATTGTAAAAAATATTAGCTGTTTACTGTAATTTACAGTACAGCCGTAACAAACCCTCTACATTTAGGGTGATAGGTAGGAACGTCAATGCCTGCTTTTTCCATTTCCTTAGTTGTCATTCCACGTAATTCATCTATTCCAATTGTAGTAGCGAATGGACTTTTGATTGAAACATCTTCAGGTTTTGATTCCATAACATCCTTTAGCTTGCTTTTAGTTTTACCAACTTCAAACTTCTTTCCGTCCATTACTGAACAGTGCTCACATGTTAGGTTATCATTAATCTCATTTATCCTGTAATCTTCAACTCCAGCTTGATCCATGTAATAGATTGCAGAATTGTTTCTTATTCGATTAGCAGTAGTATCAATAATGCGACTGATCTTATAAGACTCCCCGTTTAATAAGTCTTTGAATTTATTTTTGAATTTTGCACTAGGATCTTCTCCAATAGGAATTGATCCATTAACATGTTCATCGAAAATGAATTGATATAATCTTTTCTTGGTTGCTTTATCGTTGATGAATTTACCTAAATAGAGCTGATCTGAATCTGTGAAATATTGCATTGCTCGGAAATCATCCATATCAAAAACAGCATCCGGAATTTCAAAGTTTTCTGCAAATGAGTTTGTCTTTACACCAAAACACGATTTATCCTTTCTAAACTGGTCCCATAGTTGAGGTATATAATTACTTGTTGTTATATCCTGATTTGCGATATACTGAGTTTCCCAATTATTTAATATCGTGTCAAATACGAGTTTTGCAGTTTCACTTTTAGATGGCAGTATATCGAGTTTTGATAAATTATCAATTACAATATCTGATACACTATCAATCGCATTAGAGAAGTGTTTTAAAGAGTCTTTAAGATACTTACGGTACAAATCACCTTTATTGCCTGGTAACACCTTTGCAAATGAAATTTCATCATGATCATTACATGAAGTAGGTATTTCATATTGGTATTCTGTTAATACTCTGAATCTACTTGACATGTTTGATTCTTCATCCTCTTCATCTTGCGTTTCTTTTTCATGATCTTCTTCGTTAGTACCAGAAGCATTAGTTCTTGGCCCTTCTTGATCTGGTTTGTCGTACCCTCTTAATCTAGCTAAAGTTTGTTGACCAATTAAACCTTGATTATAGTCTCCCAACCATACCCGTTGATTAATTTCATCTGCTTCAGCTTTAGCTTTCTCGTCTCTTACTCTAGGTGCCTTAGATTTTACATTTTTTATTAATCGTGGGTCTATTCCATGAAGAAGAAGTTCAAGCTTATAACCCTTTCTAAAAAACCCATCAATTGCATTTTGATATTCACCGGTTTGTGATACCATTTTCTCCATGATGATTTTACCAAATGTTTCAGTGGTAGAGAAATTAAGGCCGTTCATGTTTGGGTCCTGCTTTAATGCATGCAGAATAGTTAGGTCAATGAGCTTCATCATTTCAGCTGCACCTTTTGCATTATTACTTGCAGAATTAACATTCATTACCATGTCATCCTTGTAACCAGTAATAAATCCAGATGAAAGCATTTTTTTAACATTGGGATTAATCCTGTTTTCTAAATGCTGATAACATCTATCCAAGTATTGTTCATCTGATTCTCCACTGATTTTTTTAGGTGGCTTTTTAACCTCAACTGATACGATTCCAAACATCCCCATCATCTTCATGATAGTTTCGAAGTTGTTAATCATTGCATCCTTGATCATTAAGGAACGTATAGAAGCTAAAAATGGAGGAGTAGGGTATGGTGACTCAAAATAACGCCTTAATGCTATGTACGTATAAGTAAGAGTATTCAACTTATTCAATCCATTTACTTCACTACTTGAAAAACCTAATCTTTGATAAGGGTCATGTTTTGTAGTATCAGGATTGTAAACGAATCGAATGTTTTTTGGTCTTACTCTAACTATGTTTTCAATTCGTTTTAAAGCAAATTTATCTGGTATAAATTCAGCAGATAAACATCCATTGATTACCATTTGAGCTAGTAAATCTCCTTTTAATGACTGGTTACCTTCTGCAAATTCATACCATCTATTTTCAGCTTCATCAAGAATATCAATAATTTCTCTTTGAATAGAGTCAGACGCATTATTGGAGAATTCAATTTCATGATCGGTGTTACCTAACTGAACAATGTTGTCTAGGGCTTGAGTAAAACTCCCATTTGTTACAGCTAAATACTCCATGGTTTCCAGAATATTGATATTGAACTCTGGAGTAATTTCAATTTTATTACTTACTGATCCTAGAGTAGGGTAGTCAGGTATAGAAGACCTACCACTTGAAACAATATTGGCAACTTCTTCTGTATTTTTAGATTTGTTTGATGATCTACTATTTAAGTTGCTTGTGTCAATATCCGGAAATAATGCCATTTGAAAATAATTAACGAGTTCAACGTTAATTTAAGCCGAAACAATACCTATTCCTGAATTATCGTAGAAGTTATGACGCATCCAATTCCAATACACAAAAGCGTCCAATAGATCAGGTGATTTACCTCCTAAACGTTTTTTGATATCATCTTTTGATTCAATACCAATCTTACCGCTTTTAATATGGTACTTAATTTGAACAAGCTCTTTTTTCAGTTGCTTAATGATGTTAATGTAATTTGGATGAGAAAGTAAATTGACTATTACTTCATTTCTTTCAAGATCAATTCTCAATTGCCAATACATCTGTGCTCTTAGGCTGTTAAATTGATACAAAGGCTTTTCCTCATTATCCAAAGGAATAGCATCTTCTAATTGGCCTCCATTTAAACCAATTACCTCAACACCCTTTTCTAAGAAACCGTCAACAGTTGCAGCACCTACACCAACAGAATCAACACCTATATTGTGTGAGTACAGATTAAAGTCTTTAACCTTTATAACATCATAATTATGGTATTCTTTAGCATCTAGATCATGGTTTTCCATCATAAAGTTAAATGCAAGATGCAATGCATTAGGACATGGAAAACTATCTAAATACAAAATCTCATTTGATTTTCCGGCACCGTAACTTGCTTTATCACCTGCTTCTGATTGTGCTACATCAATGGCTAATGCATCATAACCATATCTACGTTTTTTGCCATGGAATTTTTCATCATCAATGAGGCATTTTTCTAGCCATTCTAATCTAAATAAAGAATCAGTTCCTTGAGTTGGCGCTATCCCTCTAACCCTAGACTTGAAAAATGGGCTTTCTTTTCCATACTCTGATTCTCTTAAATCAATTGATTGTTGACTAACAGCTCCAGGTATAATTTCCCTTTTTTCCTTATTGACAATATTAGGATGATCATAACCACTAATAATGATATGGTCCGTTTTATCTAAATCACAGAACTCATGTAATGGATCAATCTGACTATCCGGGTTACCCATTCCAATTACAAGGTTATTTGAACCAGTGGATGTATTAATAATCGCTTTTAATACTGCTGGATGAATACCAGCCATTTCATCAAGAACAAATAGCATGTTTTCCGCATGAAAACCTTGCATTTTAACTGCTGATTCTTCACCAGCTCCTACACCCGAAACAAATCCTATAGCTTCATGCCCTACATTAAGATTGTAAACGACTTCATCTTCAAATTGCTCTTTAGCTCTTCTGGTGTCAACTTTAAGACGTAATGTAAGCAGTTCTGAATGTGGACGTATTCTATTGAATTTTGGATAAGCTCTTCCTATTTCTTTCCAAAGGATATTTTTTAGCTGTCCTTCTTTAGGAGCTGTAGTAATTACAGAAGCTTCTGGGAAAACATCTAGAAACCACATTAGAATACGTGGAAGCATATAGGTTTTACCGGTTGAGGTTGCAGATTCAATACCTACCCAACGCTTTTCAGCCAATGAAACGAAAGTTTGATAGAAAGGATCCGGAGTACCATCCCATACATGGCCATCGTAAAAATGATATTCAGACCATTTTAGATTCTTAATATCCTCTCCGAACTTATCACAGTACCAAGCAATAGGATCCTTTTGGTAGAATTTATTACTAACCCTACTCGCTAACTCACGTTTAGCCCGATGTAATTTAGTTTCGAATAAAAACAATTGTCTTTTTGTTGAAAATGTGTTGCTTCAACAAAAAGGTATGGAAGTTTATGTGTTAAAGATTAATAGACTTACTCATAACCTATCACTATTAAGAATTACAAACACATCATCTTCACCGTACTCAAGCATTAGGAAATTAGAATTTTCTATCCCTTCATAATCTTCCACATACATATCACGCAGTTCTATGAATTCACTTTCATTCAATAATAATATTGAGCTTACTTTATTACTGAACCATTGAGGGTTTACAATGTCATTAGATAGAGATCTAATCTTATTCAATGCAATAGTTTTGTCAGGAGGCTGAATATATCCTTGATCAGTTCGAATATATCCGTTCTCAATAAGCTTATCATGCATGAATTCAATCTTTAACTCATTATTATTGAATCTTGTCACCCAACTTCCTACAGTTCCTTTCTTGTACCTACTATATGCAAGACTTTTTAAGAACTGGCCAAATGCGTCTTTTACGTTTAATACTTGTACCAACATAGTTCCTTCTGGATTTAAACTCTTTAATAATTGTTATATAAGCCTCCTGTGGTGAATCAATTGTGATTAAATGATCAATTAATTGATAGTATTCCCAAGAACCTAATAGTGAAATATGACAGTCCACATACTTATTTTCAATATTCGAATTGATATCGAACACCATATTCATCACTTCGTCAATACTCTCATTCTGTCGATACAGAAAGCATTTATTACATTCATTTTTCATGTAATAATTAATGAGGAAATATTGAGTGTATCTGGACATGCTCTATTCTTTAGGGAAATACTTTTGCATAAGCTGATTGATATCAATAACAGCATACTTTGCATAGTTTAGCCTGATTTTTACTTTAGGCTCTCCTTTTTTTGAGTAATAGACCTTAAGCTTTCGTCCTTTTTGGCTTTTTCTGTTACTAATAATTTCACCGGAAGAAGTGATAAGATACTTTCTATCAAATTCTATTATTTCCTTTGATTGAATTGGTTGTTCACCATATGACAAGAAGTCTTTCCAGCTTATCCAAGACACATTGCGCGGGTCCTTATGTTTGGACTTGAAATGATAATAAGGTGATTTAGGAAAACCTTCTGGTAAGTATCCATTTGAAGTCATATAATCAATGAACTTCTTCTTGGTGTTAATACCAATTGGCTTTAGATTAAGTTTAACCCATTCCCGCGCTTGGGCATAGGTCATTTTTTTCATAATAATTGATAGTTTATAGTCGAGAGACGCACATGAAAATGCGTATGATTTAAAATACATAAACAGTATATTGTTTAACTAGAAATGAACAATAGGAATGTTGATAAAAATGCGATAATGTGCACAACAGTTGAAAACCTTCAGTAATTAACATGTGATTGAGTATTTATGATCGAGATATGACGCTAATATAGGCATTAATGACGAATTAATAGTCATGTATATCAATCGCTATTTATTAACAATAATTATAGTTTAAGGGGAAATATGAATGCTGAAGATCATACAGGGTAGAATAAGCCTATTAATCCTGTATATTTGTGTTTAATGTTTTTACCAATGAATATTCACTTAGAATATTATAGTGCAAAGCCAACATCATGCACTGTATATATTTTGAGAAGGATAAAGTGAAGTGTCAATGTTTGATTTTATAATCGAACATTTTGATGCAGTTAAAATGGCCTTGCCTATTCTAGTGATGTTTAGGCCTAAGTCCATAACGATAAAAGCGAATCCTTTTAGGCTCAGAATTCGCTTTTAAATGTCTTTAGACATACATTCAGTAATGCTAAGATCGAGTTCTGTTGGAGCTCGGTCTTTTTTTATTAATACGGGACAAATATATTCACTTTACTTTACTTTACTTGTATTTACTTATAAAAAAATAGCAAAATATTGTTTATTGCCACTAATTCTAAAATTAGAAGTAGCATTATTTAAACAACTCTATTTCAAAGTGTAGTTTCATTTTATTATACACTTATTTAGCATGTCTGTTTATCTGTGAGTTATAATGGTGCTATAGCATAGCTAAACCGTTGGCATTCATTTGCCCACGCTCAGTTGATAGTATCCATCAGACCAAAATTCCTTAGATAAGGCTACTCGTTTAATTTCGCCTTTCTTTAGTAAGTTGTCAAATACTCTATAGCTAATTTGCCCTAAATTGTCGCCTTCATTGTTGTGTAGGCAAATATTACCGAGATAGTGCTTTACATAGTTGTCGCTATCTCTTTTCAATCCTCTAATTACTTGCTGTCCATTTAATCCCATCGCTCAAAAACGAAATCCCAACAATAAATAAACCCAACGGCGCAAGTTGTCGTTTTGCATCCTATTAAAGTGGCGTGAGTTGCGCCACATGTGTTTATTAGAACAGGTTGGCAGCAATAACTACCAATACAACTCATTTACTTGCACGCCTATTGACTCTTGCATTTGAGTCAATCTATTGTATGTACGATTTTTAAATGGTTTAATTTTATCTGAGAATACAGGATTAATTTTGCAGTGGTTTTTAGCAACTGCTATTCTGTTTGAAGTTCGCATAAGTTCTACAAATTGAGATTCTTTATCCATCATTCAATGCATTTTCAAAACCTCTTCCTCAATTGAGGAAAATGATTCTTTGTTAATTAAGCTTGTTATGTCTTCGTCTTGTAGGTACACTTCTTGTATTTCTACGCTATCCGGAATACCTGGCGTAGCTCCATCACCAGTCCATTCACTATTCGGTGTGCCAGTTATGAATTTGTAACCAACCTCTAGCTCAATACCATTTATCTTTATAGTCAAATGATCCATTTTAAACATGTTTTGGATTTACAATCAACTGAGCTTTTCCAGTTGTTTTAAGGATAGGGGGATAGTACCACCAGAATTGTTTTGGTTTACCATTTTCATGATCATCACACATTGTATCTGTATGAAATTTCCATTCACCTTTAGAAAATGAATAAAATGCTAGACCAGACATATTATCTTCATCTACTATTACCACATCTACACTATATTTTGTATCATCTGCAGATGGAACCGGCAAAACATTAGATGAGTATACTTTTAGATTGATATCAAATTTAAAAATCATCATATCACATCCTCCAAGCTTTTAAAAAGTAGTTTAACGGGACTAGTAGTTTTACTAAGCTCGAATGATAGATCTCCATCTTTAGTGAATGTTGTGTATAATCTTTTTGAATTGGCGTTGTAAACAGCAAATGCCATCCTTCCTTTATTTTCTACTAGCCAGACTTCTTTGTCTTTTGGTTTGTTATTTGGAGCATCCTTAAGCTTTTCAACAAGTTCAAATTGCTCATCCCATGCTGTAGAATGATTATCACGTGAATACCAATGTCCATTGTTGTAGAACATAGCTGTTTTAGCACCATCGCTTTTAAACTCTAAAAGCCACAGTTCACCGTTTTTTGGTTGTCCCATTACTTAGCTAATCTTGAATTATACTCTTGTTGACTTATCCAATTATCAGAATCACAATGAAAGCACTTATCTGTTTCAGGGTGAGCTGCTTTATCATGTGACAAACAAGTTCCACAGTATTTTTCTCTATTGAAATGAGGAGATAAACCTTCGTTTTGAATTTGAGCTTCTTGAACTTTTTGAATAACATCAAGAATGTTAGCTCTTGAGTGAGATTTCATAAGAATAATAATTAAGAGTTATAGTTGAGAGTTGTTAATTGTGTCGCTAAATTACACAATTATGTGTATAATGGATGTGTTTTTTGAAAAAAAAATCCAAATAATAGTCACCTGTTTAATGAAGTCTGTTAATTGTAAAGCATCAATGCAGAATTCAGAAACGTTTAAAAGTCGTTGGTTACATTGTATACATTTTTCTTGGTTCTAGTAGAGAAAACGCGGTAACGTCCGGGCGATGCTTCAAACAATTCGTTGCACTTAGCTATAGCAATTTCGAGTTCATATTCGTAAGCTTCGAAATGCCACTTATCAGCTATTTGCTTTTCGATTGTGTACATTTTTTATCTGGAATCAACTTAACAATGAAACCAACACTTTCACCATCTGGAATAAGATCAATTTCACGGCCTGTAAATCGCTTGAAAATTTCTTTTGACTCTTGCGGGTTTTGACTTGCTAGAACCATTTCACCTCCTTTTTCCAAGGAAATTAACGTTTGATGTGCCCCAGTAATCTAAAAATCTGCCAAGTATTTCAACTTCTTATAGATATAATCAATTTTTTGATATGATTCTGTTTTATTCTCCTTTGCTTTTAAAAACTGGCTGGCATTGTTTCACTTATGAAATAATTCAAAGCTTCAGCTGCTAAATTTTGCAAGTAATATATCATATCATCCTCTACATCGATTATCCAGTTTAATTGAGTACCACCCCCGTAAGTCCTATATGACTCGTCATTTCCCAATGGATGGGTAAAGTTAGTTACCTTAACTATTGATTTGCAATTTCGGCCAGAAATTAAAAGTTCAATTGTGTAGGTCCAAATGCTACCTTCTCTTAATTCAGAAAACACAAAATGTTGAGCATATTCTTTTATATCAACAGACACGAAAGTTTCAATTGGTAATAAATCTACTCCGGATATATCACCTTCTTGTTTTTCATTGTGGATCAATTCATATTTCATAAGATGAAATTACATTTAAATGTGATCTTTTACTTCATTATGCAGCTCTTTTGCATGTTCTTTTAGGTATTCGCTAACTTTTTGATAATTGTAAGAAGTAGTCTTGTTATCAAACCCTCTAAATTTAACCCTTGCAGGATAAACACTTCTCACTTCATCATTTTCTATTTCAAAAACAATGGACCAACCAAAAACATGTAATAATTGATTAATAATCAAAACTAGACCAGTACTCCTGAATTCTGGCCATGTTTTCTTTTCAACCATATCTGAATTAGATTGTGTTTTATCTATACACTCATCATACTTGTGTTCGTCAGGATCTTGAGGCCGAACTTCATTACCAATAAACTGATACGGTGAAACAATTGCTTTGAATTGATCGATAGTATTAGGGTAATTGTCTGACCTAATGTAGACGGAATCTTCCTCTTTAATATGATCATTAACAAATAAGTCTGAATTCAAAGCAAGACCTTTATCAATTAATCCAAATACATCAAATTTCCATCGGAGTAATCTCTTAACAATAACGTAAGGCATATTCAAAGGCTTTGATATTCGTTCCTCAATCATTGTCCAAGCACTTTCAATAGTGTACTTATCGTCAATAGTAGATACATATCTAGCTAATTCTGCTACATAACCATTATCAAAAGCACTCATGGGTTTCAATAATGGTTTAATGTCTTCAAATCCTTTATAAGATTCTACGATATTCATAAACGTATAGGAGTTGTCAGAATATGCAGCGTTAAGCTCAGATATTACTATTTCACCTTTATCAACTGTTAGGCACTTTAACTTATAAGGCAAGTAAGGTGCAATGTGATGTAATTTCAATGTTTCCATAATCTTGAATTAACTGCTGCCAACAAAAGATAAAAAACAGGCGCAGGCAGCGTTTGCGCTCAGTTTCCAAGGTTCAGGTTTGCGCCCGATTTTTTATCAAGGCCGTTGTGGTGCATTTAGTCAATCACAACATAGTATTTACTATCACCAACCAATTCTTTAATCATTTCTTGCTTCTGTTCTTCCGTTTTGTAGGGAAACCAGTTGTTTGGGTTGCCATATATGTCAGTGTGCCCATTGTCTAACAGTCGTGGGTTTATTCTGACCAATCCTGAACCCCAATCGTCCCAAATTAAAATTGCAAATCCTTTTCCCATAATAAAAACGCACCACAACACAGTATAAAATCAAGCGGGGTTGCAGTGTCTTTTTGACCGCTTCGGATGTTTAAGTAAGTTTTGAGCTTTCGGGAAAGTGTTTGCCGTTCATTCCCCGCCAGCTTTTATACTAGGCACGTTAGTTGCAAGGCTCGTTGTTTTTCATCCACAATGTTTTCGTCTAGACCTCCGTGAATGACACATTCCATGTAAATCAGTTTTATTAGTTTGAAATTTCAAAATGTGTCAAATAGAGTGGGTATTGAGTTTTTGTACTCTGCTTCCCTGCAGTAGTTAACACCATCTTTCCAATACCCTTTATTAAGCTCTGTAGCTATTCCAATTCGATTTAATTTGATACATCTGAAAGGAACTGTCATAACACCACCGAAAGGATCATAAACAGTATCTCCTTCATTGCTATATCTAATAATTGACCGGTCAACAATATCAAACTGCAATGGACATACATGTTTTTCTTGCTTCCTATTAGTTTGACTTGTGTTAAGAGTGTGCATACGGTTTATATCAGTCCAAACACCATCACTTTTACTAGGAGGAGGTATGGCCATAAACTTAGAAGGTAGCTTACCTATTTCATCAAGAGTTTCACACAGCTTAACATGTGTATCGTAATCATAGGGATTTTCCTGACAATATTGTTTCCACCATTTACCGATTTGTGAAAGGTTCATCTTTCTCAATTCTTCAGGTGTCAATAATCTATTACCATTAGAATGCCAGTGAGCATGTGCATCCAATTGCCATTTACCCCTTGAATAATGCTTCTTATCTTTTACTACACGATCATCAGCATATGCATTACTCATATCAGTTGGAGGCTTTCTGAATATCAATAAGTATTCAGGAGAACCGGCACCCATCTTGGTACCGTCTTTACATTGTTCTGACCATCCTAATCGATATGTTTGGTTATTCTCACTTACTACATCTGTTGTGATAATGTGTTTACCTAATAAGTGCCAACCATGCTTAACAAAATGTTGAACCGTTAAACCAGAGAAATCTATTAATGATGTGAAACCAACTCCATTTTGATAACTGTACTGGATCCTATCCTTCACATGTATTGCAGCAACTCTACCGGGTTTAGTTATTCTCAAAAGCTCTGGAGTTAAGTAGTCCATTTGCTTGAAGAACCCTTCATTACCATTATTGTGGCCAAAGTCTCTGTAGCTTTCACAATATTCATACTGATCAGAAAATGGAATAGACGAACAGATCATATCTAAGCTGTTATCCGACATATTTTTAACCTCTTCAACAGCATCATTATGAATGCAAGTGAATTTATCTCCGGAAACCTCTTCACGATCTATTTGTATAGTTCTCTTTAGATCATTGATAGCATCACGCTGTGATAATCCATATTTACGCATAAGGTTGGTCATTTCAGCAATCATTTCTTTATGCTTGGTCCATTTAGATTCTAATTTCTTTAGGACCTCAACCTCAGCATCAGTATAAACAAGATGAATGTTAACGTTAAAAATTTGACCAAATCGAAGTACTCTGTGAATTGCTTGAATAAAATCTTTGAACTTATATCCTATTCCAACAAACACAACATTGTGACAATGTTTCTGAAAGTTACAACCTGCACCAGCAATACTAGGTTTAGTTGCTAGATATTGGTATTTACCGTGCTTGAATTGATTTAGTAACTCCTCTTTTTGCTCATTCTTCTGAGAACCATAAACAGTATTAACACCAGGCAGTAAGTTTTGAATAACTTTTCTTTCATCTTCTAAATCATGCCAGAGGATAAAATGATCATTCTGATGTTTATTTACTATTTCAACAGACTTAACACATCGAGCAAACAAGCTTTCTCTCTTTTCTCTAGCAGCTTCAGAAAGGCCTTTACTAGCATCCGCAAACATTTTAATCTGATCATCTCGATCAACAATCAGCTTCCTATCTTTTAATTCAATTTGATGATAGTGTATCTTGAAATCAGGTAGTTTATAACCTTCATCTGAATAACCTAAATCAGAAGGATATTCTATGAATATTGCCCAACTTCTAACCCATAACCAAAATTCATGTTCTTTATGAGGGTATAAGGTGAGATTACCTGCCTTTTTACTATCACGTTGAAAAAACCTAGTCAATGCCTGACCTCTATCACACACACCTAGGAAATGAGCATAATTTAGAATTTCAGTGTATTCATTTGGTGCTGGAGTAGCAGTAGCAATAAATCGCAAAGGAATTCTTGACATTTCATTTATGATATAGTCAGAAGTCTTTGTATCAAGATTTCTGATTGCATCTCCTTCATCAAAGGAAACACCTCCGAAAATATCAGGTGTAAATTTACCTTCACGGATCCTTTCGTAATTACTTATCAGAATTGAAGGTTCATTTATCATGAACACATCATCCATATCCCTTACATAGTGAATGTTCATACCAAACAGATCTTTGGCATCATCTTTAAATTCACCAAGTACACCAAGAGGTATTCCTATTAGGAAGTGCTTTTTAGTATACTTAACAACCTGTCTTCCTATTTCTAGTTGCATGGCTGTTTTACCTAGCCCAAAGCTGCAAAATATAGCTCGTCTACCTCCTTCTAATGACCACGTGACAACATCTTTTTGATGTGGATATAATGAGGAGTGTAATGTATCAGGAACAAACCCATAGTTTTGGGTTGTGATAATCTTAGATTCAAGAAACTGTTTATAGAGTATGTTTTTATCAAAGCTCTCCATCGAAAATCATATTTGAGACAAATAGGTGAGCATTTTTCACTCTATCTATTACATTTTGTGCATTGTCTGAATTCTTACTAAACTTTGCTATTGAAGCCCATAAACCAACTCTACTCATTTCCCACAGTATCGTTTTCTTGTCGTATGTTTTAGAAGCCTTTCTCTTGTATGAATCTGCTTTGATTCTATCTACACGTTCAATGAATCCTTTTAGTTTCACTGTAGCTTGTGCCGGTGTGATTATCCTCATTATTTCACGATTAAAATGTATGCTGCATATGCTACAACAGCGACTAACACTATTGTCAATACGAAAAGTGGCAAAGGCCATTCTAATGGGTTTCGAATGGTGGTAATTGCATAATTATGGATATACGCTGCAAAAAATATCAATACGGTTACCAGAACAAATACAGCTTTATCAATAGTTCTGATCTTTGTTTCTAACGACATGATCATGTTGTTAATTTTAAGGCCTTACCTATGATAATGTATTGCTTATTGAGTAAGAATATTTCCACGCCTCCATCTAGTTTGTAGAAGCATTTCGAATGCATGTCAAATGTTTTTTTGTACATGTTGAGGTGTTCTAAAACCTCATCTCTTGTCATTTGACTTGTAAAACCTTCTATTTTCTTTTTCGATTCGCGGCATATAAGCGAAACATTTACAGTTAGTACTGCCATGTTTAATAATTGAGAATTTATAATTGAGAGAATTGTTACGCCTTTACAAAAAGCGTTTAGTAAAATCTAATGTGAATGTAAGGGAGCAGTTTTTCACCTGCCTACATGCATGTATGAATGTATCTAAATCAATACATCCATTCTGATATAGGAAAGAAGTAGTGAACTTTAATTCAAAAGGTACTTTAGAACTTCTACGGCACCCAAAATCAATAGTTCTCTGTGTTATATAGATAAGTGTTTTGCCATCTTCACTTATTACAGCAAAAGCCCCGTTAGGGATATTAAACTCACCAATTGGCAAAATACCTTCTGGCAACTTATTTAGCCCTTTAAAACCTTCGAAAGTCCTTATAAACTTATCTTTTGAAAGCCCTTCTGTGAATGTTCTTTGTAAATCTTGAAACCTAGTAAATAAATGAAGTACTTTATCCGTTTTTTCTTTTCCTCTATCTGGGTATGTAAGAACTGGATATTCAGTGTTTGCCAATTCTGAAAATGGTCTAGCTATCATATAGTTGAGAGTTATAATTGATTAACTTGACTCAAAAATACACAATCTTGTGTATTTTGCAACAACAACAATAATTATTTATTGCTTGACTCTCCAATAAACTTTTTAAGCTTCTCTTCTGACCAATCTTTGAATTCGTTAGGTAATTTAGATTTGAGAGGATCATAGTCACCTAGCAACTTACGTAGATTTGTTAACTCAGTAATTGTGATCTCTTTATGCTCCTCTATTTTACTTTCTTCTACTGGAATAGTTTCAAGTGATTCTGTATCTGTCACATAATCATATTTGATTCTTTCGACCTTAGTAAATCCGGTTTCAAGCTTCTCTAATATCAGTCTATCAATATTTCTTTCCATTCGTACAGTGAATACTGCACTTAGAATATTTCTTGCCTCATTGAACATTTCCCTAATAACAGGTGACGTGAATATCCATTGAGTGAAAACACTATAACGTAGGTTATTTCGCATACACGCCTCTGTTATATCCATCATACCGGTAGAGTAGTCAAGAAGTATATTTCTTGCAATCTCTTCTCGTTCTTCTTCTGAATTAATTTCAATTTCCTGATAGCTTTCCTCAATTTGTCTTTTGCGCTCTGCTACCTTTTGGATCGTTATTGCATTTACTTTTTCCTCTACAGTATCGGATATTTTAAGGGACTCGACTTGATCATTGAATGTGAATGAATATCGTTTCTTACGATCAACAGAGGTGAGGTATACGTCAAATGATTGATTCCAATCTTCATGATTGATTTTAACACGGCTATTCTCTTCAACTTTCCAATTAGTTTTTCTATACCCTTGAATAGCTCTAGTTGAAGAACCTTGACATACACTACCTAGAAGTTTATCTCTTTCTGTTTTAGAATCGATGTTATTAAGGCTTTCCCACATCTTCTTTAGAAGACGCACTTTGAACACAAGGTTTTTAGGAACAATAACCTTAACGCTGTATTCATTTAGCCAAATGGCTGATAGTGCTTTTTTGGGATCGATTTCTGACACTTCTCAAATTTTACGATGGAAGAATCAGAATTTATTGAATCTCTGCGAACTTTGCGAAAATGATGTTTGCAGACTTCGCAAATAGAACTATAACGTTTTGTAATTGTGGTTTTTATGATTGCGAAAAAAATTCGCATATGATGCTAATTTAATTCAAACGGTTTCCAAATCGCTTTTAGTTTTTCAATATGTGGCTTCAAGTATTTAACAAAAAGTTCAATATCGCTTTCATAAAACGACTCTATTTGTATAGGTTTAAATATCCCTCTTCGTTGTTGCATCATAAATATTTCCAAGTAATGTATTTCGCTTTCCTCACTCTTGCGCAAATCCCATCTAAAAACTAAGTTCATATCTACATCTGCATCGTGAAACTCTTCATAAAACTCAGCAAAAGTTTCAAAGCTCATTTCTGGCTCATTACTGTAGTAATTACTTCCACTGCAATAATAATCGTGTTCTATCGCTAAATCCTTTAGTGTTAATCTTTCCACTTTAATAGTTTATTTATTGGTTCAGTGTTTAATTAAGTTGCTTAAAAAATGTATTAACATTGTTAATATCATCTTTAAAATGCTTCAACTGTCTATCTCTTATAAAACCATAAGAGTTACCTTCTACATCATCAGAAACAGATTTAACCTCCTTTATTGATGTGATCAATTTATCACCGGATAAAATCCTACCTATGAGTTCTTTATTTTCAAATTGTACTGCCATAGATATAGTTACTATGTCAAATAGAACTTCCTCAGCTCTTTCTATTTTCATTTCAGTTAATTTCATGATGATTTGTTTTGTTTTGTTTATTCTGAATACATGTAAGAACCTAATACAGATTTGACAATATAATCTACTGTTACAGATTCTAGAGGCATAATTTTATTGCCAATGATGTAATCAATTCTTTGCTGTACAGTTCTCGCCAATAACCCTCCATCATCGTTGAAATTTTCAGAAAGTTCGTTTACAAATGCAATTATTAATGGTTCACAATATTTTTCTACAAGATTTTTTACTTGTGAAAACAAATTACTATCACCGTAATAATTTTTTATACCCTCTAAAAAAGAGTAGTATTCTTTTTGCATTTTTTGAGCTGTCAAAAATTTTGTAGCATTTTCTATCTTCACTCCATCGATGTAGATTGAACCGTTGTAATTCTTCCCATTCCAACTTCTAAATTGATTTACTGTGATATCCATCATTGCTTTAATAGGTTTGTTTGATGAATCAAAGGTAGCACACACTACCTTAAAAAACAATAGTTAATTAGTTTTTTTTAGTTCATCATAAATCCAGACAATACCATTCATTCTTTTAACGAATGCAGCAGACCTTGAAAAACTACGCCAACTACCGTAACCAAAACGTTCACTAAGCTCATCTCTTGTTATTCCAAGTTCATTCGAGATTTCCTTGGCTTTAATTTGAAGCTGCTGTTTATTAAGCTCTTCTATTGATTCCTTATTAACTCCCATGATTTTGAAAAGTCTTTATCTTTAAATAATTCTGTCAAACCGCTTAGTTGTTTAAGTCTAAGTAGTTCATCTGCATCCATTCCAATATGCTTCATTATCCAAGCATCACCTTGTCCAGCCTTCTTAAGTTCTGCAACAATATTTACCATTAGAGAAATATCATGAGTTCCTCTGGCCCGGTTGTGACGTATAGTGGAAGCCATTCTATTACTTTCGTCTTTATCAATAACTACAACAGGAAGCTTACCATCTTCACGTTCATAAATCCTTTTACTCGTTTTAAGAACAGTATACCGGTGAAACCCATCTACAATTTCATACATGTCATCATCAGGTATGTAATAGCAAACAACAGGCATTGTATACCCATCCTCCCAAATTGATGTTTCAAGAAGTTTCATCTCCGGAGGAGCTACACTATTTGGATTATAACTATTTGCTCTAATCTTATCAATTGGTACTGGGATAACATTATATACAGGGCTTTTCATAATAGTGATTTGTATTTTGTCATAATATCTTTTCTTCTTTGCAGCTCAGCTTTTGTTTGTCCGAATCCAAGAGTTTTACAACTGGTATCGTTTTTCATAATAGCTATGCACATTCTTTTATAGGTAGGTAGAAGGTTTGGATTCTTAATTTCAATCTCATCTAGATATTCTTTGAATTTTACTACTCTATATTCTTGAGTGTATTTCCTCTTTGTCTGAGGCTTTCCCAAATCTTCAAATTCTAAATCAGATGGTAATTCATTGAATGTTTCAACAGGAAGAGCCCCACCTTTTTCTAACCAATATGCAAAAGATGTTTTTAGCTTAGTGAGGTAGTTATCACGTATATCTTCAGGTAATGTTTCAAGCAGAAAATACATGTACTCCTTCCACGTAAAATGATCAGGTTTAGAAATACTATTCCATCCCATTGCAGTGGTACCACCATAAAGACCTGTGAAGTTCACTCCATTAACGCGACCAATCAATTTACCCCAATTATTAGGGTCTAAAGCTTTATATAGTTTCAAGCTTTCTTGTGCAGCATCATTAAATGGACTTGCCACTCTCATTTGATGAGGTGTAAGGCCTGCTAAATGCATAAGGTTATAAATATTGTTATACTTCCAATTAAAACGACCATATGCAATCCATACATCATCTACAAGCCAATCATATATTGGATAAGCATTGATACAATTTGAATTTATTGTAGTTGTGTAGTTAATTCCTTTATAAGTGTTGTTGTCCTCTAATTTTGTTACTGCTTTATATCTATGAAGACTTTCTTGAGTTCTAATACCTATTAGGAAACATGTGTGTTTTTCCTTTGATAAAGCTTTAGCGAATTTGAGATTAAAGTCATAATCAGAAATCTCATAATCAAAATCAAATGGGAAGTTATCTTCATTTATACAGTTCTCTGGTAGTTCTCTACACCACTTATCCCGGTCTTCTTTCTTCCAAGGTTGCCAATACGTTTGGAACATTGATGTACTACATTGAGCTTTTATTGGAAGACATACCCAATATTTTGAGACTTGTTTGGGTAGACTTTTGAAAGTTTCAGTAACAAAATCTGTAGTTGCCTGATATTGGGCTTCGTAATCCATATGATACACACACACCTTGTCAAGCATAGAGTTATCATTAGCATACTCAAGAACCATATTCAGAACAATACCACTGTCTTTACCTCCTGAAAATGAAACAACGATCTGTTCGAACTCATTGAAAAGAAACTTTATTCTTTCTTTGGCTGCTTCGTAGACGTTTTTTTCCTTGTACGTTTTACCAATTCTAGTGTGTGCCATTCTTTTCTTCGGTTTGAAATTTTAAATCCTAATTTCTTGTAAATGCTGAGGTACTCATCTTTCCCGAAAGTATAAAGTCTATTGTGATCAGATGATTTGAAATCGGAAACAATTTCACTTAATAGGATATTTAGACCTTTTTTCCAATCAATGTTTACAGGTAAATAGGAGTGAGCTTTAATGCTATTATTCTTGTGTTCAAATACAGCGTAAAATGCTAATAGCTCATTTTTATCACCTAGTAATAGGTACCATGTATCACTTGGGCTTGTAGTAATAACATTGTCATTCATTCGAATGTATTTCCTATCCATTGCATACGGTGCTATCAACCGGTATACATCAGGGCTATCACCTTTTATTTTCTCGATCATCTGTGTGTTCGCTTAAACTCTCGTAATCCAACGCGTCTAAAATACTCCAACATTGACTCTTTACGTGCAATATTAGAATCTATTAAATTATCGAGATTGATGTTCCCATCCAAATCATAGAACAAACAATCTTCAAATTGACCGTTACGATACGTTCTGTTTTCAGCTTGCAAACGCTGAGCATAATCCCATGTTTTATCAAAAAATACAGTTACATTCCTATTCTGCAGGTTTAACCCATAGGTATGCTTACCATAAGTCAATACTAATGATTCCGGAAATGAATTTCTACATAGTTCTGCACTATCCCTATACTTACAGAAAATAATAGTCTGATTCTGAGAATGTGTTTTATTAAACAGATCAAATAGTTTATCAACCTTGTCTTGTGTCTTACAATATGAATGTTGAAGCTTCTGAACCATACGTATGAAAATATTATTGTCATACATCATCATGGTTTCAAGCTTTAAGAAAAATTCTTTCCAATACTCATATTCTTTCTTCTCTTCTACACCAACTGTGTAACGAATACTATTATACCTCTTTTTAACATCTAATTTCAGATCACATTCATACACGTAGTGAGAAATGATAGAGTAGAGATGATCAATATTGTGAAATCCTGTTATGAATTCCTTTTTAACCTTATATCCGTTCACATTTTTTGTTACAGTAGTATACTCACAATAGTTTTGTTTGAATTCACCTAAACTCATTTTAAGAATCTTAGGGCTTAAGAATTCTAGTTGTGACCATACATCAAGTAAATTTCTGCTTATAGGTGTACCATTGAGTATCATCTTATATTCAGCTAACTTACCTAGCGTTATGATCCTCTGTGTACGTTTTGCTTCCCAGTTCTTTATTTTTAAGCTCTCATCAACAATTATCAAAGGTTTCTTGGCTTCACTTAGTTTAGTATGTAATTCTAAGTAAATCCTACTTGAATTACTTATCGACTCAATACCTACTAAATCATATTTCGTCCATATACCACCACACTTTTCAAGTTCATAAGGAAGACTACTTTCATATTCCGGAGCATGAATTGTTCTATATGGTGCAAACCATAATATGTAATCTACATCCGGTATTCCTTTTGCAAATTCATATGCAGTTGCTGTTTTGCCTGTACCTGGCTCCATGAATAGAGCACCTACCTTGAACTTACTAAGTTTATTTATGGCTTTACTCTGATCCTCTAATAAGACTCTCATCAGGATCTTTATTTTCAGGTTCTAATGCTTTAGGAAAATGGCTTTCCTTTACTTCTACAACTTCAAATTCATCAACCCATTCAGCTTCAAAATTTTCTTCCAAGAATTCTCTATCTGAATAATCAGGATACTCTAACCCACACCATACAAACCTATTCTTGTCGAATACTGCTAATAATGAAACTGGACCAACTCTACTTTTCTTCTTTTCTTCCCATGCTGAGCAGAGCTTTTCCCATTGTTTTTGGCTAACCCAATATGAATGAAATTTTTCTTCATATACATCAAAGAAAATCCTAACCAAAACACTTTTCTTCCCCTTCCTTACTTTATCAAAGTCATAGATGTATGTCAGTGAATTCATCTTTTTAAGTCTTTGTCAGGAATAGGATTGGTGATTTCTATTTTATCGGGAATATGCTTCTCTATTTTCACAGTAGCATCTGATTCATCCCAATAGATACCCTTTTCATCGCATATTGATACCGGAAGGCATACATGCCCTTTAAGCTTTTTATTTACAGTTATGTTTTTACATAGGTATTTGGGCAACCAATGTTCTTTTCGTCCAATACCTATTAAAATAGCCTTACCGGTATCATGATAAAAACGGTCAAATTTTATTCTGACCTCCTTTACAATGATCATTGTATAGCAATTTCGAATTCTGATTTATCCATTTTAACTACTATGAGATCTTTTCCGGAGTTTGCATTCCAATCTTTGACCTCATCTTCAAGGAAAGTATCAGCTTTTTCTTCTGAATAGAATACTTCTGTACAGATATCCAACTTATCAAAAGTATCTGGGCTTGAATTCACAAATAAACCTGTTGACTGATCTTTAATAAGATATACATCTGTAGCTAGAGCAATTTCAAGATCTTCTTCTACACCTTGAATTACAATTTCCTGTTGAGATTTAATGAATTCATAGGGTTGATTCTCACATTCAATAAAGCATTTAACAACATATTGGCCATTAACTTCTTCAATGTATGTATTTGTTGACATTTTTTTGGTATTAAACCCTTTTTCTAGATAAACACGTTTTTTACCGTACTTTTCCCAGTACTTGCCGCCCATTTTGTCGGCTAATTCTTGAATTGATAAATTTTTCATATAGTTGAGATATTATAATTGAGAGACGGAAAAATTCCGTATGATTTAAACAGGAAGAAGGTGAACAACATCAGTTAACCAATTCACTATTTCTTGCTTGGCATCTGATATATTCATATGTTCATGAACTATTGCATAATCAGAATAACCTGAGAAGGAAACAATTACTATTGCTTTTCTTTTTACACCGTCATCGTAGCAATTTTCAATTGAATCCCAAATATCATTTTCATCTTCTTCAAACTGGAATTCCCAATCATCTCTGTCCATTACCTCAATATTGATGAGGTCTACTTCTTTAAGATTGTTTTGATTGAAAATGTCTTCTAACAGTGTATTGATTTCGTTCTTGGTTATCATAATTTCATTTGTTTGATAAAACAAAGGTAGCATATACTACCATTAAAAACAAATAATTAATCCTAAATATTTAAGATAAATCCATTTTCCTACTTAACGAAGAATAAATAGCTTCTACCCACATTTTAGGTATTATAGAATGTACAGCATTTCCAATGAACTTCTTTTGATCTGCCTGAGTACCGTGTAATACATAGTCATCAGGAAACCCTTGAATACGTTTTAGCTCAACTATTTTAAGCATACGCATTTTGATATCAGCAATTCCAAAGTACGCCATGAAGTATTTTATTTTCTTCATGATTTCAGAATCTTCATCAAATACAATAATTGCAGGGTAACCATATTCAATATGTTCTGTTGTAACTATTGATGGTGGTCTTTTATCCATTCTTGCAATCAATGTAAAACATGGGTTATCAATAGAGGATCCTTTGCTAGTAAATTGTGGATTAACTAAATACTGAGCTTTTCTACATGCTAGTATAGCTGCAGATGGCTCATTAATAGACTTAGGATTATTATTGAAATTAGTTTGAAGTAAATATGGTTGCTCAGCTGAAAACAAAGCATGTTTATCGTTTGTAACAATAGTGCCGGATGGTTTATCTATACTTTGATGGTTTGATTCACCTGAATACTGTTTATCTAGCCATTGTGCATTTATTATGGCCAACCNATCTTTTGTAGTTAATGAACTAGCAGGACCATTTAGAGGAACAAGGTTTTCACCATTACCATGGTACTTTTGTAAAAACTCAGGTGTTACGAACGAGAATTTATCTTTAGTTAGAATTGTTCCTAATGGTAAGTCACCGGTGTATGTTCTTCCATTTCCGTAATAGTCTACAATATAATGAGGCGTTACAACTGCATGTCTGTTGTTTGTTGATATAGCAGTAATAGGTCTATCATTAGAGTAAACTCGTTGATCATTTCCACCACCATTATATTGCTTAATGAATGATTCATCACCTTCAGCTACATATTTCACTAGACCGGCATATATTCTCTTTAGTGTATTTTCAGATAATGGCTTTTTTCTTGAAAAAATAGATGCACCATGATCATTTAAGTCCAGAACATCCTTAACAGGCTTCCATGGTTTTAAATGACCTATAGGTTTCTTAGCATGCGTTTGTTGTGGCCATGCCATTGGAAGTCCTTTCTTAGCAAACATTCCAAAGTATCTGATACGTGAAGTATATGCACCAAAGTCAGCTGCATTTAACAAACGCTTATCATAGTTATACCCATAATCTTTGATTTTCTTCACCCATCTCTGATAATCAACACCTGCTGTTCTTGACTCCGGAATCATAACATATTGACCATCCTTATTAATTGCTAAGTCTGATCGATCATTATGTTTTTTAGAACACTTAACCCGGAGTGGTCCCCAGGCCATAAACTCACGGACATTTTCAATCAGAATGTAATCAGGTTTCCAGTATTCAATGTATCTAAATAGATGATTAGCTAAAGTTCTGGAGTCAGCATCACGCGATTGCCCCCCTTTAGCATTACTGAAATTTGTACACTCCAACGAAGCCCAAAGAAATGTTTTAGCATTAACGGACTTCTTAGGTAAAAGTGATGTATCAAATAATCTAATGTCTTCGATAAAATGTTTCGTCTCAGGATGATTTGCACTGTGGCTTGATATTGCTAATGGATCATGGTTAATGCATCCAATAACTTTAGCAATTTTAACCCCTTCAATATTGGCAAATTCAATTCCTGTTGTGGTACCACCAGCACCACAAAACAAGTCTAACCCTTCAAGGATTAGAGGAGATAACAATGTCATAAAGTATGTGATTAAATTAAGATAGTAATACTGTTATACACTCAAAACCATTACTATACTTATGCACTACGTCTTTAACTTCGTACAACTTTTGAGTTATGCCTTGAATTTCTTGGAAAGAATCAGGATGAATTTTAGAACCAATCTGAGGGACATGTCTGATTCCTTGAGAAGGAATAATTTTACGGTCTTTAATTAATTCGAATTCAATTCGAACAAATTTTACTTCAATAATATTGTTCATATAGTTAATAATTATGATTGAGAGATTTATTACTAAATAAATGATAGTATCAGTATTTCTAACACGAATACTACCACGAAAAATAAGATAATGAGGATTTTAAATAGCTTGTCTTGCTTTTGATCCTTAACTGTACTTGGTAATACAATAGGGCTCATATCTACTTTTAGATCACCGTCTGGTTGTGTGACTATAGTTTCAAATACAATAACTCTATTATCGCCATTATCAGACCCATAGATTCTTTTGATCACTTTACACTCATCGACATCCTGACTTTGCTCACTTATTAAGTCGAAATTCTTCATTGGACTTCTTACGTTTATCTAAATAATTTTGAATTGCTTGTTCATCAGATATTTCTGGAGAAACATAAATAGTAGTTCGGCTATCAACCTTCACACGTCTTTTACCTGAAGTAGTATCAATTGTCAACACCTTATCACCATTAAGAAAATCATTACTCCAGTTTCTTTCCCTGATTTTCTTTCGATTCTCTTTTGCCTTTTTCTTCGCAGCAGATTCCTTAAGTTTTTGTTGATACCTATCCTTCCTCTTCTGTTCTTTAGAGTCTAGGAGTTTATTCCAATAGTTTTTACGTTCAGCCTTAATTTCCGGTGTGGTAATCCTTTGCTTGTTTCGGACTTGATTTGCTTCTTTAACATCACCGTTAAAACCATTACCAGACAATGTCAGGTTTGATATTCTAACATCATTTGATCTACCATTAATAAATATTAAATCAGTGAACTGAGGAATTCGGTACCCGTTAGACCTCCAAATGAATTTATGGTACTCTACCCACTTGCCTTTTAATTCAACCCAATAAACAGGCTTACCATTATTTAATCGGAGTTCAATTTTTGTAACAAGTGATTTTATTTCTTCCGGAGTTCTGTAGAATTTCTTTTCTTGAAGAAACTTCCTTAAACCTTCCTTAGGTCGGCTTAACATTTTGGCCATAATAGAATTGGAAACAAAACGAAAGTTGTCTTTTATGTATTCAATTTCAGTAACTGTATACCTTTGATATTTCCGCGTTACCATTGGCGAATGTGTTTTAATTATTTCATTGGCTATAGGTATAATATATGGGCTCGAATGTGATTGAGAGTTATAATTCATATAGCTTATAATTAAGTGACAACTCAAAAATACACAAACTTGTGTATTTTATACAACTTTATGTCGCTTAAAATATGCTAACAACTTCTTAGAGGTTAATATTTTCAACTTGAATTCTGACTCTAGCATTCCTATCGATGTTGCAGCTTCTTGTAAATCTTGGTACAATACATAGCTCTGAACCATTATAGACTCATTCACTTGACTGTATTCACAGAAAGATTCCCATAGTACTAGATTGGATTTGAATTCTCTTACATAATGATTATGAGTCAACCACTTATCAAACTTCTTAGACTCCAAATACGAATTACTCATTACAAGCAATGCTTTTGAGCTAAATTTAACCGCTTCAATGCACTGACGATGAAATTCAGGATTTTCTTTAATGTAAAGAGATACATCTTTGGGAGAAACTAATATGAATGATGATGAAATAGTTAGACCAAATCCGTTTTTCAAACCTCCTATGAATGCTGCTTTATCTTCTTGACTTAACGTGGTTTTTTTCTGTTTGGAGTCCATGACTTACTAAATCCTTCTGAGTTCTTACTTATTAAAGCCGGCATTCCCTCTCTGGTAATAAGTCTATCTACTTCTTCTGAATCCATACCAAGTCGAAACATTATTTCTTCTTTTGACAAATTAAGTTCCTCAGCAAGTTGTCTAAGAATCTTTGCCATCTCAATAACCCCATGGGTACCTCTAGCACGATTATGTCTTACTGTTGCAATTCTCCTATGTGCTTCATCAATATTTTCAATTATTACTACAGGAACTTTACCTTTAGTAAGTTTGAATACATCTTGATCTGCAGATACAGTATAACGGTGAAACCCATCAATTATAACGTAATGCTTATCAACAACAATAGGCTGAGTCCAACCGGTTTCAATAATACTCTTCTTTAATAGTTTTAACTCCTCTGGGGCTACGTAATTTGGATTATAGTCATTTGGATGTAATTTAGATCTATCAATCCAAATGAGCTTGTTAAGTGGTTGTGTTATCATCTTCCGAATAATTTTTGTGCTTTACTTAATGACATTCCTTTTCTCTCTCTTATTTTATCCGCTTTATCCGCCATATTGTTTGATGTTCTCCCTTTGAAATCACCCTTTATAACAACCTGGCACAAGAACTTCCAACTACAACCAGTAATTAAATCTGTTTCACTATCATGTATAGGTTTTTTACTTCTGGAGTGGTGATACTTTATCAAGTAATTCACTTGCTTTTTAATAGCAATTTGATCATCATCGGGGTATAAATCCATAATTAAGCTGAGGTATCTTTTCCATGACAACCCATTTGGAGGATCCTTTAAGCCAACAGAGTATAAATCTGTATTTGAATATCTCCAAGCAGAAGCCACTCCATGAACTCTATTCAACATTTTATGCCACATGGCAGGGAAACATTTAGCATATACTTGAATTCCTCTTAATGGTTCTTCTCCATAAGGAGGACATACTCTTTGGCTACTTGGGGGTACACCTGCCATTTTGAAAACATCATACGTTTTGTTGTAGTCCCATTTTTTAAGAGCTGTAATATTCCATACATCTTCTGTTACAAAGTCATAAATAGGGAATGCTCTGTAACCTTCATTTTTACCTCTCATTGTTATCCAATTCTCAACATTACGCTGTGTTACAACACGTAATCTGCGGAGACTTTCATCAGCACGAATGCCCAACAATGAAACTATAGTTCCTGCATAATCTTTATGGATTAATCGATATGCTTCAGGAACATTCATTCCCTTTTTAAATCCTTTTAGGTGAGTGATTGCATTTTCAGGAAGATCCCTTATCCATTTATCCTTTTCTTCTGGATTCCAACAATACCACCATGGTTGAGTCCTACTACATGCATTTCTATGCTTTACCGGTATGCAATACCATTTAAAGTCAAAGTCTTTATTTGCGGCAACCCTTTTGACATAATCAATGGTGGTAGGGTGTATAGCCTCTTCATCGAAGAATATTACTTCTAATGGGAGTCTGTTGTATTCTTTAGCAATATCATAAGCAATATTTAGTACAACCGTTGAATCTTTACCACCTGAAAAAGAAACTGCAACTTTATCAAACCTATTAAAGCATTCTCTAACTCTTTCATATGCTGACTCAACACACGTTTTGTCTAGGTACTTCTTTATTCCTGCCATAATTCTATTCGACTAATTAATAATAAATCACTTAGTCTGTATTTCTGGTAAACTATTGGCACTAATACCCTTCACAATGGTTCTATTTATCATAGGGTGAAATTGATCTACTGGGCCATAATCAGAATCCGGATGATAGGCAATAACAACCATCTCTTTATCAATTGTTCTGAATTTGTGTTCTCCTTCTGGATGAATAATAAATACAGTGCCGGGTTTTAATTGTATTTTTTCATCAGGTGTTATGCATACACCTTCTCCTTTAGTAACTATACCAACCCTCATTGAAGGATGAGTATGCATAGTTTGATCAATCCCTTTTGGGAAGTACAAAGCATTAAAGCATGGATCACCCATTTTAACAGGTGGAATCAATAATGAATCGGTGCAGCCATCTATGTATTTTAATCTTCCAGATTGTTCGATTGGTCCTCCGATAATAGTTACTCCGGAATGTTCGATTCGCTCTACAACAATTCCACAACCGCCAATAATAAAAGCATCTGATTTTCCATTAACAGAAAAATACATACCTGGTAATAATGGATATGATACTTCTTTAATATACAAGTACGCAACCCCACTTTGAACATATCCATAATATGTTGAGCTTTCATTTTCTAATAACAATTGATCTTCACTTGTAAAACCATGAAGAATACTAGGAAATTCATTATCTGAATAATCATAGATAAGGCCATGTGATAATTTATGACCGGTGAAGTGTTTTGACATATTAAGTTAATTAGGAGTTAGCTTTATAGAATTCTGCTAAATGAAATAACGCTTCTTGTGTAGTTTCAAATGAATTTTCATCCTTTATAGACCTTAACAGATCCATAAAATCTTTTCTAAACCCAACTTCAAGAAGAATTTCAAATGGCATACGTTGAATGGATTCACCTTCAACATTATCTTCAGATGTATGATCTTTTGATTGTGACGCTGTAAATGAAACATTTGTTTGTTCTTCTGTTTCAATCGTATCACCATCAACTGAGTTTTCATTATCTATTTGAAAAACATCTGTCTCTAACGAACCTACTTCCCATTCTTCAAAACCAACATCAAGCAGTACATCTAAAGAGAAATTAGCTTGAAGCTGATCAATGTCAAATGTTCCTATATTAAGATTGTCACCTAAAGCTAACTCTTCAAATTCTTTTTTAGTTAGCTTACGACTTGGCACCATTACTAACACTGAATCATTCAGTCTACCTAGTTCAATTAATGCGTTTCTACGTTGGTGCCCAGCAATAATTGTATTATCGGTATTAATTAAAATAGGGGTTGTAAACCCTTTATCACGAATTTGCTTAACAAGATTCTGAAACTTTTCCTCACTTATAATCCTTGGGTTTTCTTCCCATTCCTTCAAATCAGATAATTTCCGTTCCTCGGGTTTCCAAATAATACTCTTTGACATGTTTATTTTTTTTCTATTGATATAGAATCAATTTAACATGCTGTTGTGCATCTGGAATGCAAATAATAAATTATTTTCCCGTTGTTCCTTTTACTGACTCTATTAGGGTATATGCTGTTTCGATTCTTAAGTTTGAATTGTTTGAAAACAGAAATATTGAAACTATTTGTTGGAGCAACCTTATCTTATCTTCCTTCAATCTCTTGGTATTTTCAATGAAAAACTCCCTAGTGTTTGTGTAATCGAACTTTTGATCAATATTAGATTTCTTCAATTTCCAATTAAATAGCTCAGATAATTTTCTTTGAGATATATTATCCATGCTAGAGTACAATTGCCATAGTATTAGCTTTGAAAATTCAATATTATCAGACGGAATATCTTTCTCAATAAGATCGAGTGCAAGGTCAGAACATAATTCTACTACCTCATCTATTTCTTCATCTGCTTCAATATCATTTTCAGTTGAATCCTCTTCAACTATATAAACTGTATTTCCGGCTAAATCTCCATTTACAATAAGACCTATTGTTTCTGTTGGCTCTTCAGAAGTAAGAACGCGCATTAAGCTTAATCTACCATCTCCTTCACCTTCATGGGACCAACTGTTTAATTCTATGACTGATGAATGTTTCTCTTGAAGCGCATTTTTTTTATTAATCAGAAACTCTTCTTTTTTAGCTATGAAGCATTGAGGATCTAGACATGTTTCTTCCTTCTGAAAATCTTCAAACAGTTGTTTATTAAATCCTGTTCTTTTGGTACATTTCAAGCAACTACCTCCATGCAACTTTTTGTCCTTTAAGCTGAAAATTGCTTTAGTTAAATCAACCTCGATATTCTTTTCAATGAATCTCTTTAGCTGAACTGCATTCATGGAATATTTCAGAATTCCATTGTTCTTTACAATGCTGTTAAGTGCCTTATCTTGATCAGTCTCCTGTAAACAGGATAGCAACTTCACATGTGAAAGATTTATCACATCATCATCCAGTAATTCTTTGGATCTATCAGATAATTTCTTGATTTGCAATCTTGAATTCACATAAGTTATTGACTTTCCTATTTCATCAGCAATATCAGATACTGTTTTACCGGATCTTACTAACTCATCAAAAGCTTTATATTCTTCAATTGGAGTAGGGTTAACGCGTTGAGAATTTTCAATGATTTGTACTTGAACAATATCATCATCTGGAATATTTTTCTCAATAGCTGTTATAGTTTTCCAACCTAATTTTTTAACAGCTTTCAACCTTCTTTCACCAGCTACTAATTCATAGTTATCATTAACTTTTCTTATTAGTACTGGTTGTAATAGTCCTTCTCTTTCTATTGATTTTGCTAACTCATCAATAGATTCATCATTAAATTTTGTTCGGTAATTTTTTGTTGAGGTTATTATATCCCCAACATTGATTTCCATCATATAGTCCATAGTAATACATATAAAAGTTATAATCGAGAGTTAAATAGAAAATAGAAGGTGGTTGTGGCTATGCTTCACCAAGCAATATTTTTCTAGCCCAATTCTTTGTATCTGCCGGAAATGAAGCTTGTAATATCCATCTTAAATAAGATGGATCGTCTTTTGCAATCTGCCCTTTCTTTTTAGCGAAATTGATAACTATTTCACCGTCTTTGTTTCTTACAAAACGTCTTGCAAAGTCGACAACTTCATGTTTATTGGTTGAGAATTCTTCCCATTTGGAAGCATCTTCACCGATTTCTTCAGTATGCTTATTTATCATGGATATAAAAATCTCCATTAAAGCATCTGAAACTGTTGTTGTTTGATTATCCATCAACATTTCATTACCGGTATATGCGCGGTAACATGTATCAATTCTTCTTGGATTTAGCTTCTTGTAGATATTACCAATATCAATACAGTGAATATCTTGTGAGCTAATTTCTATTCCAGACCGAATAAAAGATTCTGCTAAGAAAACATTGTACAGATGTTCATTATTATAGCCGGTCCAATAAGTATTCTTAATGAAATCAAATAGCTCTTCAGCTATATCTTCAAACCTTGGTTTGTTAGAAACCATTTCATTAGTAATACCGTGAACACTGGTTGAATAATCAGAAATCCTAACACCTGGGTTTATTAGCTTATGATACCTTTTAACTTCTGATGTTGATACTATCTTAAGAACTCTAATTTCAATGATTCGATCTATTTCAGGATTCTGTCCAGTTGTTTGAATAGCATAAATACAGACAGGTTTATCGAGGTTTATCATAATATAATCAATATCTATAGTTGAGAGTTACGCAAATGTAATCATTAAGCTTTGCTTGAGAAGGATTCTTTAGAAATTCTTCTTGGCTTTTTCTTTGATTCCTTTTTCTTATTGGATTTTTCTTCCTGTTTTTCAGGTTTATTTTTTGACATGCAGTTTTTATTTATTTGACAAAAGTTTTGTTTTATCACTTGAACTTTTAGAAGTACCGAAGTAATATCCAAAAACCGAAAGAGATGCACCTTCTATGATTCCCATGAGTTGATGAAATAGAGGAGAATCATCAATTCCTAACTCAAATTTTGAGTTTAAAATAACAGCTATAACCATAAATAAGAATACTCCTAAAGCTGTAATTCCTGAAGCATACATTAGCCAATCTGATTTGCCAGCCTTAGCCATATCTACCTCTCTATTTCGAGCTGATTCACGATCTTTAATCTCTAAGTCGTACATTTCTTTTTCAAATGTTGCACGTAGTTTTTCGAACTCTAATTTAAGTGCTGTTATTTCTGACGAGTTAGCTCTTTTAGTTTTTAAGTTCAAAGCCTCTCCAACATTTTGAACTGCTCCTATTAAATCTCCGGAAGCAACATCAATAGCAGCCTCAGCTAAATCAGGAACAGCTTTTACTGCCTTTGCCAAAAAATTGGCGAATTTAGTTTCTTTAAAACCTTTTTTATCGCTCATGAATATGCTTTTATTAGTTCAAAATGAGGACGATCATCGAATGACTGATCGATCAATATGGCTCCATCCATATCCCAATTTCCTCCCCAACGAATACGGTGGCCAATTCTGCCTTGTTGCACTAAAATGTTTGCGCAAGCCTCGATTACACCACTCAAGTACGATAAGTGTTCATTATCCCATTCAGCTTTTCCGTTGACATAAGGGTATATATCAACTGCTAAAGAAGGGTGATAATTGTGCTTACCTAATTTGGTAATGCCATCAATTTTACTTTTATCTTCTCTGAAATACTGCTGTTGTTTTTCAACAGATCTATGACCTTCAGCAATCCCAAAATCTACAGAACTTACTTGAATGGCCAAGTTCATAATATCAACTAAATCTTGATGACAAGTCGAAAGTCTTTCAAGGCTAGTTTTACCAAATTTAAAGCTCATATCTTTTAAAAAAATTTACGGTGTATTGATAAATTAAAAAACCTCTAATGATAATTCACTAGAGGTTTTAATACTCACAGACCACACCTATTCAACTTCACATATCAACAATCAATCTCTTTCTCAAAAATGTTGTGAGCTTCAATAAGTTAAAACAAAGTCAATTGACCACGTTTTACAATTGGTACTTTTTCTTCAACTTCATTCTTTTTAGCTTCCCACACCTCAACAGAAAATGCATGATCTTCATTTTTAATAGGTGTAACATTAGGTATTCCTAGTCTATGAATAAGTGGATTAATATTCCAACCCTTAAACCATTTCACTGCTAGGCTATCCATATGATTAACCTGTCCTTCACAACCATGCATAACCATATTAATAACAGACATTTTTGCACACATAGGATCTAGATCGTCACCAAATACAAGATTCCCTGGATTAAATGCATGAAATGATAAAAGTATCCTTCCGGAACCACATGTAGGATCTGATACTTTCTGACATTTAATAGTTTGATCTTTTGGGAAATTTAGCATCGTCATAACGTCACAAATCTCTGGAGGTGTGAAGAATTGTCCCATTGATGATTTCTTACCTCTGCTTGAAATAATCATATAATAATCTCCTAATGGGTCATACCAACTACCTTCATCTGTAATCATTTTTCCCATTACGTTGATTAACTCCTTAAACAGCTCATAGAATCCTTTAAATCCATTTTTATAATTTGATTTAATTCTGTTTAGGTTATCAATATCTCTATGCTCATAGAACATGAACATTGAAATAGTATAAGTAAGGAAATCGTCAAAAACGATAGAATCATCATTGTAATAAGCCAACTCGTTAAACAATTTATTGAATTGCCTCAATTCTACAGGTACATCAAGAGTCTTGGCCATTCTCTAATCTTTTGATGGTTATACATCCATTAGAGCATTGGACTTCTACTGAGTCTCCTATTTCAAACCCTACTTCTCGAAACCACTTTCCGGTAAGATTAAGTTTAGGAAAAAACAAAATTCTTCGATAGGCATTCTTACGGCTGGAATAGCCGATTTTGATAAATCTAGTCATATAGTCGAGAGTTATAATTAATTCGTCTCTCTAAATTACATAACTATCTATATATATGAAAGTTAACAGTTGTAAATAAGTGTGAAACACTATAGATTAATTAGTTTACCATGTGAATTTTATCGAATGCTTAATAGCCATATTTTTATAAAAATCACTTTTAAACTTTCGAAAAGTTATAGGGTTTAGTGGTGGTTTACAGTTGGTTAACTGTGGTGTTTTTAGACGGGAGTTACCCACTATAAAGGAGAGTAATTCTATCTATACTGTCCAATTGGGTGTGAAGTCTACCTGTTGGGTCTTGTTCATCGTTCCCGTTTGTCCAGTTAGTTGGTGCTAACCATCTTTGCCCAAGATATGTCATTCCTATTGCTGAAATTGAGCTACCTCCACTTTTCCAAAACACCTCATAGACACCTGATTTACATTTGAGCATTTCTTCACCTATGTATGTTTTCTGGTCTTTACGGTGGGTAACACTCAATAAGTTCAATAACTCCGTTTGTGCTTCCTCTGGAGTTAAGTTTCCTTGTTCAACATCAAGGAATAATTTGTAAGTTTCTGCTTTCATATCGTTACTGTATTTATTTTTTTCCGTTGTAGGCAATTAGTTTGCCCTATAAATACCACCACAATCATCATTTTCGCACCATATAAATCCATTCTGCATCCTTGCTTTATGCTTGCAATCAGGGCAAACTAACTGTTCGTTACGCCCTACAACAAAGTGTTGGCGTAATTGCTCGTATGCGTTCTTCGATAGAGTTATTCCGTAAGCACTTCCGCTTTGGTCGTGTCGTACTATAATCTCAAAGTCTTCACCTTTTGGAAGCACTGTTACTGTTTCTGTATCCATAGTATGTTTTCGTTTATAATCCGAAACTACGCCAACACAAAATATAGTGCATAGCTCGTGCCTCACTACGACACCATATTCAAACCGTTAGTGGCAAGCGTGGAAATAATCACAGGTTTTACTAATCATTTTATCTCCACATCCATCTAACAAAAAACCTTTCATTTCTTCATTCCAAATACCTCTAAAAAACTGATTATCTTGTGTGTAGTAGTATTTTTTGCCGTCCAAAGGTTTTTCTTTATCAAATGAACGCCAGCCAGCAACCGCTTTATTAATTTCTCTTATTTCAGCCTTTATTGTATCTGTAAATATTCCAGAACTTGAAAAGGCGTGCTTAACTCCATCAATAATTAATAAAGCTTCGCAATCGTCATCACCTTTTATTAATTCGAGCATTGCCTTAAGTCTGCTTATCTCTTTTTTAGCATCAGCTTTTATACTTTCTCTTTTTTCTTCTTCTAAGTTCATATCGCTATAGTAATAATGATACATCAACCCTATCACCTTTAGAAACTTTGTTTTTAATCTTGCTGTATTCGTAAGGCAGTATTAGGTTCAAATATCCGTGATTATTTTCTACGGTAGAGCCAAATTCATCAACTACAAACTCAAGTGATTCATTGTTTCTAAGTCCATCAGTTATTACCTTAATCTTATCTATTGCATCCGACTTACTTATTTCGTGATTGCAAAGTTTCTCAATAATCTCTTCTACTTTCATATTACTATACACCCATGCTTTATTATGAAGTAAAGCTTATCTGGATCTGCTCCCCATTCTGGTTTTCCAAATCCAATTTCAATTCCTTCATGTTGCAGCTTTATTATTCTTGATGTGTCATTGTTTTTAGGGTATCCCAATGTCATTACATTGGTTGTGAATTCCTTGAATCCAAAATGGTTTTTCGGATTTGCAAGGAATTTGTAGGCATAATCATCATTCACGAAATTATTGATATCGTTTCTTCCTGTATGAAGCAAAACATCCGATAGATTGTAAACCAGTCTCTTTGCCCAATAGCAATTTAACGCCCTGTAATCTTCAGTCTTAACACCTGATTTGGTCATTTCAAACCATTGCTTTTTTAAGGGCAATTGTAAATTCATTATAGTGGCTGATAATCAATTCTTAATTGGAAATCATCACTTGTTAACTCTTCAGATGTAATTAATTCATCAGATTCAGCATCATAGTAATATTTCATACCATCTTTAAAATTTAACCTCACCTTGCAATTTGATTCTCGTGTTTCAAACCCCATTCTATGTTTTACAGAAAGATCATGTATATTACTGTCTAATTCCGTAATCTGATCTCCTAGTCTTTTACTTATTAGCTTCTTTTCTATCTCAAGCTTATCTTTTTGATCAATTTGCTCACACATTTGATCAGCAATACCTTTTAGTTCATCTATTGTCAATGTATGATTGTACTCTTTAGGACGAGTACCTTCTAAAAGAAAATCATCTTGATTGATTGCACGATACTTCAATGAGTATTCCCTACCTATAATTTCAATTAGATCATTATAGGTAATGCCTTCTGGAATTGTGTAACAAGGAAAAGGTTCTTCTACATATGTGAAATATATTTCATCTTTCCCAGTGAATTCTTGAAGGTTTGGGTTCAACACTTCTTCAATTATTTCTTTGAATTCAATTATTGTGATATCTGGTGCCACAATTACTTTTCCATTTGTTACGATTTGGATTTTTTCCATGATTTTAATTGTTTGAATTTGTTGTTATTCTGTAGTCTTTACTGTTTTCTTTTGAGCCGAGATATATAATGTTGAACATCTCGTTAACTCTTGATTTTATCCTATTTCCATAAGTTTCTCCAACTTGGTCCAAAGTCATATTTGTAGTTACATGAGTGATTAATTGATGCTTGGTAAAATGCCTGTATCTTTCATCAAGGACATGTTCCATCACTGAAATGATGTTATTAAAATATACTGTCTCTGATTCCTCATTACCAAGATCATCAAATGCAACATGATTAATTGAAGTAATACTTGTTGCATTAGTTCTCACAGAATCATAGCTGTATTTAGCTATACCATCATGTCCTTTAGAATTGAACCTTCTATTCATTTCACGAGTGGAAATCATTTCAAAAGGAACATGCTTAAGCTTATATTTTGAAAATATCTCTAACAATAATGTTTTACCTGAACCAGTATTACCGGCAAGCCAAATACCTTTCCTTAATGATGGCTCATTCATTACTGTTTTATTATCCCAGAATGCTGGATCATTAGTAAAGTATTGATACAGAGCTTTGATCACTTCTTTATTTTCATCATTTACACGAAGTTTTGTTTCGCGTGTATTACTCGTATATTTCTTAGCATAGTCCCAGAATTGTTCTTTCATCTCCTTATCCGTTTGGGACAAAGGATTTACGTTCACCTGTTTTCTTTGCTTTTCTTGAGATGCTTGTGTTCTCATGGCCTTTCTGTTTAGATTTTTGAACCTCAATTGCTATCTTATTGAATTCAGAATTCAAAAAAGTCACATCGAGTTTATCTTGATAAAATGGCGGTAATCTGTCCAAGAGAGTTTTTAAAGTCTTCTTGGCTTGTTCATGATCAAATTCTTTATCCGCGTTAGAAGCTTTGTTTGACCATGATTTTTCAATTTTATCCATCAGGTATTTCAAACTATTATCATCTTTAGAGCTCCAGATGTATTGCTCACCGTTTGAATACTTTGAATAATAGTATATGAATATGTTTTTAAAATCAATTTGATTTTCTGGGATTGATGCCTTCTTTAACCAGTTGAGAAGAGTTCTGTAGACACTATCACGGGCTAAAACACTATGATTTTTTGAAAATTCTGATAACTCATTGAAGATTAATTCTTCTCCGAATTGACTTACCAATTTTGAAAATTCACGAAATGTAATTTGTGAAGGCATATTCAAAATTGTTCTGTAATCATCTTTAATTTTCTTTTGAAAACGTTGAAAAATTATGAAATGAGGGTGTTGGGAATCGTGAGATTCCCCCATACCCCCTTGTTCCTTTGTTTCATTGTTCTCTTTGTTTTCATTGTTTCCATTGTTTCCATTGTTGTTTGTATCCGGTTCAAGTTTCCTTTCTGATTCCATTGAGTTTCCATCGTGTATCTGTAGTGTATCTTTAGCGTTTCCGTTATGTTTCTCTTGTGTTTCCGAAACATCTTGATATTGGTCGTAATTAACCACTGTTACTAGGGTTGTCTTGTGTTTCCCAGAACCTAAAGTTTCAACTTTAATCATATCATCTTCTTCCAAAACTTTAAACCAAGATGACACACCCTTAGTAGAGCATTTAAATAGGTCTGCCCAAGTCCTAAGAGAGTTTGAAGACTGCCCCCTTTTTACCTCAATTAGATTATTACCTAACCTATGCTTCTTAGGCTTATGATTTACCTGCAGCATTAATTTACACCAACGGGAAAAGTCTACATCACTTTGCGCAATCCAATGATCCATTATTGATCTATGTATGGCTATCCAACCCTGCATTAATTCAATACTTACTCTTAATGAAATCTGTGATTTTATGGTATTCACAAAAGCTTATTAGCTCTGAAATGGTCCTTACTAGATGATCTTTCATTTCCGGATACGGGAACAGTTTAAATGACATGTGTTTGATTTCAAATGGAACACCTAGATGATCTGTTTCATCATAGTTAAACAAATTGTATATCAACTCATTTGACCCTTCACTCATTAAGAAATATGACCTCCATTGCATACTTCTTGAGTAAAAATCAACATTAGGAGGTTTTGAAGAAGTCTTTTGTTCATGCAGGACTAATCCTTCTACACCATCCATACGTCCATTTAGTAAAACATTATGATTTCCAATTTCTAGCCAAGTTTTCAACTTAACTTCAAAAACCATGTTTGGATGATCATCCCGGTATTTTAGAGCTACATCTACTACCTTTTTAGGTATTTTAACAACACTCTGTAAATCATCACCTACAATAACCAAATGATCTTTTTCCCAATTATATGGATCAGAACCATTTTCTAGTATTGCATGAAATGCTGAACCAAAAGTCATTTTAGGAGTCAATTTCTGCTCTCCTTTTATTGTTTCAATGACCATATCATTTGTGACATAATCACTGAACTCCCCATCCATATACTGGCGGAAACGCTCAATTTTGGAAGGGGATAATATCAGTTTATTTTTTGTCATCTTTCACCTCCAAAGGCATGTATTCATTTACATCCTTTACATATTCACAATTCAATTCCTTAGATCGTTTTGCGAATAATGGTTTCAATGATTTTTTATAGTTGATAATTACATGTTCAGGGAATTTTTCCAATAGTTTATTCAAACCGCCACAATCTTCAACTGAACTAAACTCAGCCTCCCACAATTCAGTGTACCTCTTCTCAAAGAGAGTATTCAATTGAAACTTATAACTAGGTGATAATTGTTGAATTTTTTCAAACAATTCATTAGGAACTTCTTCAACGTTATCAAGCTCATTTATCTCAATTTTGTACTTATTAAGTTCTTTAATTGCTTTCTCTTGAGCTTCATTTTTTGAAGTGATCTTGTTTTTTGTTTGCTGGATTAATTTTTCCATGTAGCCTTGGAAAGAAGCATCATTGTAATGAGGAATTTCAAGCATTGGTAATTCAGCAGTATTCTTTCCTATATGCCTATCAGTTGGATTAAAATTGAGAGTCCTCTTATTGTTTTTAGATTCCATATAACCAACCATGTCAGCTTTGGCAATAAGTATATCATAAGAGCCTCCAGTCATTTTAGGTCTATGCTTAACCTCATCTCCATCCTTGAATTGTTCTGTGTGGCATATAAATATTAAATCAACATTTAATGACTTTACACGGCTGAAAAACTGATTAGCAACATTTTTCAATGCTCCATAACCTTGAAGTGAAATTTCACCAGCTTTTTTTCTATTCTTGAAATCATTCTTTATTACGTATTTGGCAATAAAGTCGTCAAGCATAGTTCCGGCAGTATCAATTATTAATGTTTGTGGATTAATCGGTAGATTGCCTTTCTCAATATCTGTAAGTAGAAGATCAACATCTTCCCACTTACTAATTACAATTGTATTTTTTCTACCAATAGCCCTATGTGCTCCTTTATCAAAGTCCAATAACAATGGTTCCTTCGATGTATAAGCGAGAGATGTTTTTGCCATACCCGGCTCACCAAATATTATAGTGATGATACTTCCGATTTCAAAAGCCTCATCTTCCATTACTAAACTATACATAAGGAAAGTGAATTATTGTTTAACATATTCAACAGATGGTGATGTAGTACTAGTTTTTGAAGGAGGAAGTACTTCAAAAACTTCACCGGTATTAGGATCTAATTCCGTTACAGCTTCAATACCTCTCATTAAGTCTGGCTTAACTGCTGTTTTTAGCCTTTCTTCTCGTGCTTTAATCTGACTTTTGAGATTTTCAATTTTTTCATTCAGATCATTCCAAACAGGATCATGGCTATAATCATACTTTACACCGGTTTCTTTTGAAGAAAATTTAAAACGTCCAATGGTTAAAGATTTATCATTAGCTACCTCATCTAACAATTGGTCCTTGATGAGGTCTTTTACCCCAGGTTTTTTATACTTACCGGAACCTTGTCCATTAAAGACTTCATTAATGATAGTAATAGCCGTATATAACTCAGCAGCTCTACATTCACCGTTGTTAATTTTATCGACCCACGATAGTTTAATGTTATCAATATCATTTCTGTTGATATTTTGAATTCCTGACAATTCTGTTCCTAATAAAATTGGAACTTGTTTTTCTTTTGACATATTATTGAGATTTATAGTTAAGAGACATTTTAATGTTATTGACCTATGAATTGTGACTTTGTAAGTTCACCGTGTTGTTTTTAAGGTATGCTTCAACGTCTTTTCGCAAAAACAAAACCTTTTTACCATCTTTTACAAAAGGAATTTTATTCCTAAAACCCTTAGCATGTCTTTCTGAACAAGAAAAAATTCGCTGTAAGTCAGAATAACCATACGTTACTATTTCTTCTGATTTAACATTAGAAGTATTTGCATGTGATTCTATACACTCATTAATTATATTTTTTAGTTGATCAGGTGTAATGACAATTAATTTACTTGACTCCATGATTCCCTATTTTAGCTTTGTTTCTCATTATTTCTAAGGCTGGGTAGTTCTTTTTAGTCACTTTCCTTTCACGATGTATTATCAGCCTTACCAATTCAGAAGAGTATCCAACTTGATGTGATATAGACAACCTGTCTTCTTTAGTAATAACTTGTTTTAAAAGTTTACTTTCATTTTCGCTGATGTAGAAGTTTTCTCCTGGGAAACCAGCTACAATTTCAGATTTATGTTCTTTCATTTAGATAGTATTAGGACCACTAATACCCACAACTTAAAGAGGCCAACTCTATATGTCGTTTATAGAATTGGCCTAAGAATTCATACTTATGATCGAGTTTTATAGTTGAGAGTGATCTGCATTATTATTTTTGCTTAATCAGATTGTTGTTGTTGTTGGCAAATATAGACATAGTTTGATACTAAATACACATGATTGTGTATTTTTTTGTTATTACACGCAAATTTTTGAAAAATGACATTCGGAGAGAGATTAAAAATTATCTACACAATCTATGGTGACAGCCAAATTACTCTTGCAAAAAAGTTAGGTCATGCCAGAGGTGACAGAATAAGCAGGTATGTTAAAAACAAACACTACCCAGAGGTGACTTTTTTACTTGAGCTTAAAAAAATATATCCAACAGTTAACCTACATTATCTTTTGACAGGGGAAGGACCTTACAAAATTCCAGAAGATTGGAAAGTTGAAGATTAGCCCCCCCCAAATGGGGGGAGTTTTTGAGCGATTAAAACTCTTTTCTTTGTGGAAATTCCTCCTGTCATGGAAAACAACGCACAAACTGAAAATAGAATACCCGATCTCGCTGAAAGACTTTTAGACAAACTTTCGAAAGAAGATATTGAAAGATCTTTTAACACAGTGCTTGATTCAGTCATATTCTATGAAGGAAATTCTTCTGAAGACATACGAGATGCATACTATTTAATCAGCGTCATAAAGGAAGAAATTCAATTAACATCAAAATAAAGATCGAATTTTCTAAGAATGATATATTTGGGCATAATCAAATATATTTTTCCATGAGCGACACAAGCATTAATTTCATTCCTACAGGGACAGATGGTGTATACAACATTGAAGTCTCTATTGTACATCTTGATGATATCAATTATGATTTTATCAGTAAAAATCTATTAGATGGTGTTTTTACCATTGAATATGATGAAGTTGATGATGATGCTTCTTCAGCAGGAACTTATGTAAATGTAGTTAACGTTACTGATGTGGAGGCTGAAAACACTAACACTGTTGAAGTCATCGTTAAAAAGAAAAATGGAGATCGAGTTAAAACAACTTCTCCATATCCGGATTAATCAGAAAACACCGTCAAAATATTATATTTGGCGGTGTTTTTTTCTTAATTATATCTCTTAATCATATGAAATATTTACTGCTTTTTATCTTATTACTGATCCATATTACTGGGTCAACTCAAGATTCAATTGACTCAAACTACTCCAAAGGCCTTAAGTATAGAAGCATTGGCGAAGTAGAACAAAGTGTAAAATCATTCATTTCAGCAAATGATCATTTCAAAAATTTAAACGGCAGAGAATCTTCCAAGATTAACCGGTCAATTGGAATCACATTATTAGGTACAGATTCAATTTTAGCATTGAAATATTTTAAGAAAAGTCTTTCAATTGCTATAACAGAGGATGACACAATTAACATTTTCAAATCTTCAACATGTATTTCAAGTTGGTATATAGATCATGAAACTTTTGATAGTGCATATAAATATCTGGTAATACAGAAAGAATTTTCAAATAACGACATAAATACTGCTGGGTTATTAAAACTAACTGAAAGCCAAATATTAAAAGACAAAAAGAATTACTACAAAGCTCTGGATAAAATTGATAGTGCTAAACTACTTTTCCAACTATCAGATAATGAAAAACTTTATTTACAGTCTGAAATAAACTCAATAGCGCTCATTTATGAAATGTATGGATTTAGTGATGATATAACTTATCCGATAGACTCTCTAAATCTAATTTTTGATGAAGGTAAATATCCAAGTCTTGCGCAAACTCACTATTATAACCTATATGTTATAATGAAAGACTTGGAATTATACAGTGAAGCCATTGAATATTTAAAAAAATCTAATTCCTTAGCTATTTCAAATAAAAGTGTGAACGGTGCCAATTATGCCAATCTTAAATACCTGGAAGAAGAGGTTGAAAAACTTGAAGCCATTCAAATAAAGAATATGCTGGAGATCAAAAATAAAAACCTTGTTATCATTACTTCTATAGGCATTATTTTACTTATTCTACTTCTTGCTAGTATTTCATGGATATTGATTTCTAAGCAGAGAAGAACTGAGAAAAGTTTAATTCAAGCCAATTTTGAGATTCAAAACCTTAGAAAGAAAAGAATTTCTACTAAGCTAAGAAAAGACATAGTTGATATTCTTTTTAGCATTGACCTTGCTACCAGTTCCGGAAGTCAAATCAATTTTGAAGAATTGATGCTTAATGCTAAGAACTCAGCTACAAGTCTTGCATCTGAATTATATCCTTCAACATTAATTTCTGATTTTGGTTTAGAATCTTCACTTGAAGAACTATCGAAAGTATTATTTGATGATTACCATGTAACGCTAAATTACCATGGTACAGGAACTGATAAAATCATACAAAAGCTAAAGGAATATTGTTATTGGATAATAAATGAAACATGCATGCCCATTGCTGAAAATGAGCAATCAAAAGAAATATTCATCAATATTAGTTGTTCGAATTTCATCAATATTTCAATTCATGCAAAAGACTACTTTGATAAACAACTTGAAATATCTGCGCTTGAGTATGAATCGCTCTACGTAATTGTTAAAACATTGAATGGTTCATTTACTTTTTCAAACAACTTACTAAAAATAAAACTACCCAATGAATAACATACTAATAGTTGATGATCATGAAATTTATGCAAATACATTATCCAGTATTTTAAAAACGCATAATTTAAACTGCTACACAGCTCATTCATACAATGAAGCTAATGATTTATTAGTTTCATTTGATATACAACTCGCTCTGATAGATGTAAACTTAGACGATAATAAAAATGGGTTCCACGTAGCAGAATTAGCAAGATCAATTAATGCTGATATCAAAATAGTTATGATGTCATTCATGCATTCATTTTCTTTTACAAAGAAACTTGAGACTTTAAAGCCAAATGGAGTTATCCATAAAGATGATAAGAGATTTATTAATGCAGTAAAAGAAGTACTAGAAGGTAAAGAGTATTTCAATTATGCTCATTCCGGTAAATTAAACAAATTATCGGCTAGAGAAATGGAAATAGCAGAGTTAATACTTGCAGATAAGTCTTCCAATGACATTTCGTTCTTGCTTAATGTATCATCTGAAACTGTTAGGTCTTATAGAAAAAACATTTACACTAAATTAGGTGTAAACTCTGTAGTTGGACTAACAAAACTATTCTACTCAAATGGTAATGAATTCTAATCCCAAGCATTTTTATGTGATCGAATCAAAGCTTTATCAGAAACTTTTGCATATGGCTTTAGTGATTTAGCGTCAGCATGATCAGTAATGTCCATAACCTCATATATTGACATTCCTCTATGTAGGGACAACGTAATAAATGTCCTTCTTCCTATATGACTCGACACAAAACTATAAAATGGCCCTACAAACTCTTTTCTAACTTTGCCATAGTTCCTTACTAAGGAAATATCATCTACTAAACCAGCATCCTTTGATATCACCTTTATTAGCTCACTGAAATTTTTCAATGCTATTTTATGAAAGAATATACCCGTTTCACGGTACCTTTTCAGGTATTTATCTATAATTCTTCTTGTAACTCCATCTAATGGAATTAGATTATTCTTTGACTTTGTTTTGATGAAAGATTTTATGATGTGGGTTTTCTTGATATGGAATGGCTTTAAGTTTTCATAATCACTGTATCTCATTCCAGTGTGACATAGTAACACTAGAACATCCCTACACATATCCTTTGCAGAAAACTCCGGGTATTGAAAATTTTCAATAGATGCTAATTGCTCCTCATCAAAGAAAATAACGTCTGCTTCTTCTGTTACTTTTTTCCAATGAGATAAATCTATATCAGAAAGTTCTTTAACATACTTGCTTTTGCAGAATTTTACGAATGTTTTAAAGAAACCGATAAACCTTCCAGCAGTGTTGGTAGAATTCTCAATTTCATAGTAAAGAAAGTCCATCATCAAATCATACATCTCAAATTTACGAAGGTGATCAAACGTCAATGTTTCGCCAATGTGTTTATTGAACTTGATAAGTTTATTCCTAACGTTATTGTACTTCTTGTAATACGGATCAGTTTTATCAATCTTACCGTCTTTAGTCTTCTTAGATTTAAGGTATATGAAATCATCTAACTCACTGAAAAGTGAAATTTTAGAATTTTTAATTTCAGCTTTTATTTCTTCATCCTTTTGATAAGGATTATCTTCAATCTCAATATCAATGTGTTTTCTCAATAGATCAAAGTCAATCTCATCTCCTTTATAAAGTCTTTTAAATATTTTGATTTTAGACGATACTATTTTTGATAAGTATAACAAGTAGTCATTTAATCTGTATGATTCTGAATCGATAAGTTTAGCCTTTTGTTTTTGAAAATTCCAATTATCTGGATTTACCGACTCAGTAGTGTAATATTTAAATTGCTTACTATTAATACTTTTCTTAATGTATATTTTTGTCTCGTGGTTTGATTTAGGATCCTTCAAATAGAAGGGGATTTCTAAAGAGCTCAT